TGTTTATTATTATGTACATTTTTTTCTTCTGTTTTTATTCTTTTTCCGCGAAATTATTACTCCCTCGTATAAGAGCCATTTGTTACATAAACATTTGGTGTGTCACTATCTGTTATAGTAATACCTAAAACATCGTCGTTTGGTGTGTCTTGGTTATAGGTTGCTAATAGAAGTATTAAGGTTTCCCCATTACCTAAGTCGGCTTTGAATAGTGTACTACCATTATCTTCTGTAACTGTTCCTTTTGTTCTTGTAATGTTTTCTTGTATAATAGATAGTTTATTAGTTTCTATTTTACACTTTGTATTTCCTGTTGGTGTCTTTTCCCAATTACCTATAAACCTTTGTGGTATATTTAAAGTTTGACCTTGATTATTTTCTGTTGTTGGTTGGTCTGGTGTACTACAACTTGTTAAGGTTAGTAATACTAATGCTATTGATGAGATTATTTTTATCATAATTTTTCTGTTTTTTAATTTCTTTCGCCGAAAACCTCCATAGTTTTGGTAACGATTTTTTGTTTCTTAATACCTATTAACTTTACACAAAAACCGACTGCCTTAAATTCATATCGGTCTTGGTTTTTTATTACCCACTTATTTAAGCAAGTAATATTTTTGAATTTTATTACTCCGTACATAATTAAAAATAGTGTATTTCATTTGATAAACTAAATGTTATTTTTCCCTCTGTGTTTACTCTGTTCTTTATTAATCTTTTTACCGCGATTTCAACACCTTTCAAAGAAACATATTTTTGCCTGTTCATACCTTTGTTAGTCCTACAATAATAATTCCCTCTAAACGAACTCAAAAGAAAATCGGGCGTTTTATCTCTACCAACTAAAACTAAAGTATAAACGTGGTCTTTATCTGATAAATAGACTTTTATTTGTTTTTCTTCGTTGTATAACTGCTCTAAAGTTACACCTAAACTTTTAATTGTTTTCATAATACTCTGTATAAATGTTATAGCAATATTCTTCAAAACATAACCATACTACAAATGTGTAATGCGGTAAATTGTGTCTGTTTTTTATTGGTTCGCCTATTTCTTCTTCATAATCCTGTTTCATTTCTTCGAGTTCGTCAATATGTTTTATGTAGAAGTTTTTACAATCGTTATGATAAATAAAGTCGCCAACCATTCCACTTATACAACCGCCCTTTTGCATATCTTCTAAAAATGCTTTTAACTGGTCTTTTTTCTTTCCGTCATAACCTTGAATTTTATTTAAGATTATTATATTGAAGTCTTTTGATACCTCTAAACTACTGAAACGGTTTTCTTTTAATGTTTTCATAACTATATATGTTTTTTAATTATTGTTATACAAATGTATTAAATTGTTTTTAAATATACAACTGTTTTTTATTTTTTTTTCGCGAAATTTTAATAAATTATTTCGACTTCTTTCAGTTCGTGAATAGTTAAAAAGATATTGTTAGAATATAATACTTTTTCTTCTTGTTTCCACTCGTTTACTTCTGTTTCACTTGCCTCGCAATTTTCTTCATCAACTAAAACTGAATAATGTAAAATGTTTTTTTCTTCCGTTTCTTCTTCTTCGTGTGGTAACATTGCACCCGCCCAACTGAAACTATAATATAAAAAGTCTTTAAAATACTTTTCAATGGCTTGTTTAGGACTTTCGGCTTTTACTTCCTTATCTAAACTATATGCGTTTACTTGATTAAGTTCGCCTTGTTCGTAACTATCTACATAAACAATATGTTCTGTATTTATTTTATATGTTTTCATTTTCTTAAATTTTAAAGTATTACTTCCAATCTACCAATTTCTTTACTTCTTAATATGTAACAAGTCTTTAAACCTCTACTTACTTTTACATATTCTACTTTATGTTTTTTTAGTGCCGATTTTAAGGCAACCATACTTCCCGCATTTTCTAAAACTATATTTTTTATTTGTTCGTGCATATTATTTTAATTTAATTGAGATAAACAAATTTGTTTTAATTCTTTTGGCAAACTACTTAATAATTCCGCCAAAGAAAAAGCAATAAAGCAATAATATAAAGTATTAAATTCATACCATTGCAACCCGTTTTTAGTTACTATTCTAATCATTGAAAAATTAATCTAAATAAAAATTGATAAACAAACATATATAAAAATATAACTACTAAAATGATTTTGATATACTTATTCATAATATATTGGGTTTTTAAATTAGTTCCGTTGTATGTTTCGCTCATATTATACTAACAACTATTTAGCAACGGATAATATTTTTTTACACATTCATTATTTATAGTTGCAAGATAGTGCTAATACAACTTTTGTTATTCTCTGTAAGGTGCTAACTCACGCCTTTACGCTTTGAGGAAGATTCAACCTTAATAACTTGTTACACAATATGTCAAAGAGCGTTGTTCTAATTTGATATAGCAAAGATAAAACAAATTTTTAAACTACCAAATAAAATTTTAATTATTTTATTAATTTAAAATCATTCTAAATAAGAGCGTTATATCTTTATTCAATCATTTTGATAGTACAAATGTATATTAAACATTTTAAATAAAAAAGTTGTTTATTAATTATTTTATTCGTATAATACGTGCGCGTGCGCAATTCAATATATAATCGGCGCAAAGAAACTAAAAACAGCCCTAAAATTAAATACAATACATTTAAACAAAGATAATATAAATAACATATCTACATATCAAAATAAAAAGATAATGCAACCAAAACAATATTTGAATAATGCAAATTATTTATGTTAAAAGTTATGCCGCAAAAGAAAATAAATAAAAAACAAATATAAACTGTTAAATTATTATAATCAATATCAATTCTAAATAAGCAATAATATAGAATGAATATAAACTACAATATTGTTAACAAATAACACAATAAAAATTTTGAAAATCAAAAACTTTTTTAGAGCGTTTCTCCTGGACCGAAATGCAAGTGTAATAGAGTGGTGGGTGTGGAGTAAAAACGCTTTGGAGACTACGGCGGTTTCTGTATGGTCATAAGACAGAGAACCACGTACGACCAATTTTTAAACTATTTCCAAGTTTTGCTATTTATCACATCTTTTATAGTGTGTTCCCCACAATTAAAAATTCTTGCTAGTTCTTTGACGGGGGTATATTTATACACACCATACCTAATTTCATTAACTATATCCCAATTCATTTTAGTGTTCCTTGTCTTTTTAACATTTTCTTTAAGTGGTATCCATTGACAATTATCTGCTGAATAGTTTCCATCATTGTTTATTCTGTCTATAGATAATTTTATTCTATTCTTTTATTTCTTTTACGCGGCAATCTTTTTTACCAACTACGATACATTTTAATTTTGAATACTGGCATCAATCCTAAGCCACTATAACAATAAAGTAATACAAGTATATAAAAATAAAAAAGTTTTTGTCTTAAAACGCCTAAAATGAAAAAGTGTAAATATATTAGGTGGGGGGTACATTTTAAGAGGTGGGGTATATAAAATAAAAAACCCCTACTTGTTATAAGTAAGGGTTAAGGTTAGTATTCTAATCTGTCTTTTATTGCTTCTGCTTTTTCTATTAGTTGTTTACTTTCTTCTCCTGGTATTGTTTTTAGAAAGTCTATTAGTTCTTTGTATAGCCATTTCATTTTATTTCTGTTTTTTACGCGCGAAATTCTAACTTACACTTCTTGCAAAATCTATTGCCATTTGTTTTGCATCTTCTAATGTTTTTGCTGTCCATTCTCCTTTGCCCCATTTTTCAGGATATTCAGAAAACATACCACTTATTTGACCTCTCATTTTTTCATTAGGTGTTTTATCATCATAGGTATAACGTACCCATATTCCTAATTTTCCATCTTGTTCTCCCTCTTCAGCAATTGGATTTACTTTATGTGTCTCATACATATCTGTGTCACCCCAAAAACGTAAACAGTCTTGTTTAAAATCTTCTTTATTTGATGGTTCAAAACCACAATTACCTTGTTTACATTCACTCCCTATACCAAATCCAAATATCGCTCTGTGTGACCAACCATACCATTTCTGTTCTGTGGGGTTAAATCCTATACAGCAAGTTTTTGGTTCTCCATATCCATCTTGTATTTGTTCAGTGATTCCTTTTTTTAGTAGAAAGTTTAATTCTTCTTCCATTCCTACTCTTGTTAAATAGGCACCGTCTACTTTTGAATAATAAATTTTACCTTCATCATTAGGGATTCTTGAATCTCCTATATTTGCAATTGAATTAATAAACTCTTGCAACTCTTTTTTGTTTTCTTTCATTTTTCTGTTTTTAAGTTTTTTCCGCCGAAATTTATTTCGTATTATACTCTTCTATTACAGGGCACTTTAATATTTCTATTTCTAGTATGAGGTTCTTTCTTTCATACTCTTCTCTAGTTATTTTTTCTTCGTGCCACAAATATTGAAAATTAGGTTTGTTATAATCTTCTGTAGATAGTATTGTATGTTTTAAATATTCTGACCACTCTTCTTGAGTTTTTAACATTTCTTCTTTCATGGTCTTATCTTTTATCTTCCATATCTAATCTTGAATACCCATAAGATTGGTCTTGAATAAGTCTGAAGGTTTTAACAACAGCAAAATTAGCTATTTTAAAATATTCAAAATTTAGTCCATACCCCATCTCTTTAAATTTATCTAAAACTGATTTTTCTATATTGTCTGGAGTTATGTCTTTTATATTGTTCGTAAATACAAAATTAGCAACTTCACTCATAGCAATATTCTGAAGAGTTTCTTCTGGGTGATATAAAGTGTTGTATAATGTTTCTATATCTTCAACTGAATAACCAAAAGAACTGCTGATAGTGAGCGTTTGTAAATCTTTTGAAGTTAAAGTTTGAATAGGTACTTCTCCAACTCTTAGTCTTGTTTCTTGTATAAAAACGCTATCGAAATAAGGTATTCTGAAGTATATTCCTTTATTTAACTTTTTTATTTTTCTTCCGTTTCTTACTCTTAATCCTGTTTGCCACGGCTGAATTATTACAAACACTTTAACGGCGTTAAATATATATTCAAAAAATTGTTGTACTTGATTCAAATTATAATCTTTTTAATATTTCTTGTTTTACTTCATTATATTCTTCCTCTTCAATCTTTTTTCCCGACTTACCTAAAATAAACTCTAAAAATTTATATGGTAAATCTTCTTCATCTGTAACCCAATCTTTTCTGATTCTAATTCCATATAAATCTGAGTTAGGTATAACTGTTTCAAAAATAAAATCCGTTACATCCTCACCATTATCTTGTTCTAAAACTATTTTATTGTAGTTTTGTTCGGCGCAAGAAAAATAATAAGTTCCTGGATTTACTTCTATTTCTTCTGTTACTACTTGTTTAGTCTTTGTTATTTTCATATCGTATATAGTTTTTCCGTGTCGTAATATTTATATTTCTGTTTCTCCACCGCCTCAATCATCCAAGGCAATAATTCAAATTCTTCCTTTATTATTTCAAATTCTATTTTCGGCAGATACCCTTTAGCTCTATCTTGAGCGTATTCTTTTATTTGAAAGTTTATTGCTTCTTTACATTTGAATATCTGTTGTAATAGTTCTGGTTCTTTAGTTGGTACTAATTTACCTTGGCTATCGTATAGGTAGAAAGCTTCTTTTGCTGAATATTTATCTCCTTTTTCAATCTTTTTTGGCGGCGAACCAGAAAAAGTAAAGGTATCTCTGTATTTGAAATACCAATTCCAATCTCTGTCAAAGTTTTTACTGAATTTCATTACTACAATAGCATTTTACGTTGCCCGATGTATTTCCGCTACAATTACTAATACCGCATTTTGGACATAAAACTGTTAGCGTTAACCTATATAGATGTTTATTAGCCTCTATAAGCATTTTTATTAACTGCTCTTTTGATAACAAATCGTACATTTCAAACTTTTCTTGGTCGGTTGTTATTACTGTTGTAATCATAATTTATAATCTGTTATAAAAGAAACTTTCTCTATACCTGGCAGACTTGTTGTATTTTCATTAACCATTCGTAAATCTATATTTTTTAAATACTCTGTCCAGTGCTCTGTATCGAAATCAAATTTTTGTGGTATTACAGTTAAATCAATTGAGAAAAACGGCTCTATATAATCGTATTGTAATCCTAAAATTGTATCGTAGTAGAAATTCATAAGTTAACAAGTAATTATTATGTGGTCACTTTTAGTTTCAATCTCATAAGTTTTGTAATGCTCTGATTCTAATCTTGCAAGTAATATTCTTAAAAAATAACTTTGAGCTAAATCGTATAATTCTGCATCTGGGTCTAAAACACCACTTCTTTTATCAAAACCTTTATATAAAACTAATTTTTTATCTGTAAACAGTCTTTGTATTGCTTGGTCTACTGCTCTTGTCGTTTTTCCACTTCTTCTCATGTTATAATAATTTTAATTTTTTAGCTCTCTTTAAAAGAATCTTAATATCTCTATAGGTTTCTTTCCAATCATACCCTTTTGATTTTAGTTCTTCTTTACACTCTTCTTTAAATTCTTTTTTGCCGCACTCTAAGAAGAAGGTTAGATTGTCATAAAACAAAGGTTTATCTCCAATTTTACCATCTGTTATTTGAATATATCCAAATTGATAAAGAGGTTCATTTTCTTTATATCCAGATAAATCTTTTTTAACAGAAATGTTTAATTCTATATCGTTTAGATAAAATTGTACGTTAGTTTGTATTTCGTTCATATTTATTTAGTATAATTACCAATTAAAAAAGCACCTACAGCAACACCAACTGTTACGAAGAAGTTTTTTGTTTTTAACTTTTTATTCTGTTTCTTTAGATTGTTTATATTTTCTTCTGCCGATTTTTCTAACTGTTTTCTTGCTTCAATTTCTTTTTCCGCCGCAAATAACATTAAATCGTTACCTTTAATTATATCATTCTGCTCCGCAATAATAGTATCTTTATTTTGAGAAATCAGTTCTAAAATATCACCCTCTTCTAACTCTAAAGCAACTTCTTGAGCAACACAAACTTCCATTCTTAAAGAATCATTAACTAAAGCAGTTGAACCGACCTTATATCTATTATTATAATATAAAGCCAAACCGTCTTTTGAAATTTTATCTTTTTTTACAGCCTCTAAAACTTTAATTCTTTTAGTAACAGTTACAATTCTGTCTTTTCTGTTGTTTATAACATTTTCTAGAGAGTCTTTTAATATAATTCTCTCCTTTTCTAATGTTTTTACGCCGTCTTTTTGTACTTTGTATTTATCTTCTAAAATAGAATACTCTCCTTTTAACTGTTGGTATCTATCGTTAGAACATTTTGAAAGGAGTAAAAATAAAGCTACAATTACTCCTAAAATTACTAAATTTCTTTTATTTAACATCTTTAAAAAATTTATTTAGTTCGTTTTTATCTACTTGCCAAAACAAATAGTCATCTTCCTCTACGGGGTCCAAGTTTTCAATAATGCAATCCGAAAAATCTGCAAAATACATCTGCCCTAAATATCTACCGATTTCATCTATAATTAAAACCGTATCTGTACCTCTTATTTGTTCTATTCTAACCAACATTTCTTAAACTTTTGGGTATAGGACTACAACGCCTATGTTAAACATTTTTATTGCCGACTCTGAAGCTGATTCTAAAGCAACTCTAATAGATTTTTTACTGTCAATAATACCATCTGTTAATAGATTTGAAATTTCATCTTTAACTGCATTATACCCAACTCCAAACTTATCTTCCGAGTGTTTTAAATAGTTTATTCCAAAGTACTTTTTATTTTTTCTGTTGGCGTTTTTCAAGATTTGCAACATTGGCGACTTTAAAACTGTTTTTACTAAGTTATATCCCTTTTGTTCATCTTTATTTGCAAACTTTTTGTACATTAAATTAGAAATAAACACTAAAGTACTTCCTCCACCTGGAATATATCCTTCTGAAATAGCAGATTTAACTGAAGCAAGTGCATCGTCAACTCTGTCATACTTCTCTCTAATATCATTTGGTGTTAAACCCCCTACTTCAATAAGACAAGATTTGCCAGATAATCTTTTCATTCTAGCCAAGTCTGAAGGTGTTTTATCTTCTTTATCTCTCAAAATTTCAACTGCATCGAACACTTCTTGAGGGATATTCGCTACCGAAAGTACAGTTTGGTCATCTGAAATAACTGCTTTATCGGCAAAACCTGTAACAAAAATAGGATTATTATCTTTATCTCTCTTAACGGTGTCTGGATTGTAAACTTCTGCTCCAGTGAACATAGCAATATCGTTCAATAAAGATACATTTTCATATTCTGATTGAACAGCAAGTCCAACTAAACAAATATTTACTCCTGCATTCTTTAAAACAATCAATCTGTCTTTAAATTCTGTAATAGGTCGTTCTGTAAAGATTAATAAAGGCGCTTTATTACCGTTTCTTTGTACAAAGTATTTTAAAAAGTCTAAAACCTCTGTATTTTCTTGCCAGATAGATAAACATAAAACAGAAACCTTCTCGTCTTCAAATACTGGTTTAGATTCTTTGTTTATAAAAAATGGAGAAGAAAAACCTTGATTAGGTAACACCATTCCACTTTGCTCAATAACTTTTATATCTTCTGTATTTTCATTTTTTGAAACTTCTATAACGCCGTCTCTACCAACAGAATTAAAAGCTTGAACTATCTTACCACCTAACTCTGTATCGTTATTACAAGAAGTGTTAGCAATCATTCTAAGTGAATTTTCATCTGTATCTATAGCAAAATAATCTAAATTACTATACACTTCACTAACTGCTGCTTTTATACCTCTTTCTACGGCTTTATTGAAATTTTTTCTCTTGAAATTGTTTAAGAAAGCTTTTTGAAAGACCATTGTTGTAGTAGTACTATCTCCAGACTTTTTTAAAGTGGATACAGCACCTTGAATAGCTTGTAAAGCACCAAAGTTTTTTGCTGGCTCTGCAAACCTAATTCTTAAAGCTACAGAAACACCGTCTTTTGTTAAAATTGGTGCATCTTTATCGTTTCCGCTGTCTAATAGCGAATACTTACCTTCAGCACCTAAAGTTTGAGCAACTGCCTCACAAGCTTGTAAATAACCTTCATCTAAAAGGTCATAATCTTTAATCAATATATTGACAACCCCCTTTAACGGAGTTCTTTTTAAACTATTTATCATAATTCTCTAGTAGCGTTTGTCCACGCTTTAAAATTGTTAATGACGCTAAAAAATCTGCATTACCTTCGTGAGAACATTTAACACATTTAAACGTTTCTTGATTAGGTCTGTTTTCTTTTGCAACATACCCACAATTATTACATTCTTGTGAACTATATTTAGCATCTATTTTTATTAATTCTGTTTTGTACTCTAAGTATTGAGCAAATTTACTCCAACTAACATCTGAAATAGCTTTTGAATAGTTTTTATTTTGTACCATTTTTGATACGTCTAAATCCTCTACAAAAACTGTTTGATAATTATTAGCTAACTCTCTTGAAACTTTATGAAGATAATCTTCTCTAACTCTTTGTATTTTTAAATAGATTTTCTTTACTTTTTCTACTTCTTTGTAAAAGTTGTTAGAACCTCTTTTCTTCAAAGCTAACTTTCTTTGAGCATCTGCTAATTTTTTAGCATACTTGTTAGTTGTTTTAATATTCTCAAAAAATTGACCGTCTGAGGTAACTGCAAAATGTGTTATCCCTACATCAATTCCTACTTGTGCTTGGTTATTGCATTTTTGGATTTCGTGGTCTGTAACTATTTGTAAGTACCAACCGTCAACTTTTTTAACTACTCTTGCTAATTTTATGTTTCCATATACTTCTCTACTTTTAAATATTTTTACTTTTCCTAATTTTGGTAAATTAAATTTTCCGTCTTTTTCAAATCTTAAATCTGGAGTTATTCTTTTTGTATTACCTTGATTAAATTCTATTGATTCCCAGTCTTTTTTCTTTGCCCATTTGGGCTTTCCAATTTCAAATAGTTTCTTTTGATTAATTTCTGTTCCATTTTTTAAACATTTGTTGATGTAATCCTGTTTTAGTTTTGAAATTTTACCTTCTTTAAAATCTTTGAAAAACTTTTTATAGCTTTTATCAAGTCTTTCTATTGTACTTTGTAATGTGTTAGCATTTACATTAAAAATCCAAGTAAATTCTTTTTTAAGTTCTGGTAATTGTTTGCATAAATCAAACTTACTTAATTTCACACCTTTAGAATAAGCATATTCTTTAGTCTCTTTTGCTAAATTGTAGATATATCTAGTTATGTTTAGATGCTCTTCAAACTTTAATTCAAGGGATTTAGTAGTTTTTATTTTAAAGGTATAGGTTATCATTACTCTTTCAAGTCTTTAAGAATTAATGTTCTAACCCAAGAAGATAAAGATAAACCACCTGACTTCGCTTTTTGTTTAGCTTTATTTTTAGTTTCTTCATCAATCCTTATTAAGATATCCTTTTCTTTTATCATTGTATTTAATTTTATATTGCAAATATACTACATTTATTTTAATTATGCAAATTTATTACAACTATTGTACCAATAAATTTTTTATTAAAGTTCAGTAGAGTATTGTTCGAACTCATCGTCTAAATCTAAATTTACGTGTAAATTGTTAGCTATATTCTCTAACTCTGTTTGTTGTTTTATAAAACTCTTCTTATCTTTTTCCCAAACTCCTGTCATATTACGACAAAAGTCTTGAAGCTCCCCACTCTCAGCGAGAGCTTCATATAACTTTTTAAAACTCATTTTTTATTCTTCAATTGACTCCAAAAGACTTAAATAGGTTTCCAAAGTAACGTTTTCAAAACTGCCGTCTAAAATGAAATAATTTGGCTGTTTGTCTTTCACTATTTTCAACCTTAAAGTATCTCCCGTAGTTTCCCAAGATACAAAACTAGCTTTAGTTTTTGCTTTTATTTGGTTCAGCCAGTAACTGTGCGATATCGTGTTCTTGTCCTCCATCTTTTAAGTTTTTTGCAACGCCAGTGTTAATATTTTTTTCGTGAATTACGCCCAAAGAAAATAAAACCTGGTCTGCTAATAATGATAATTCTGTTGCTCCTCTAACTGGTTTGTCTACGTTTCTAAAGAATACGTTTGCTTCTTCTCCCGCATATTCTTGCCATTCAACTAAACTGTCTGTTAAAAAACCTTCTTTATTAAAAGTATTATTAACTGTCTTTGGGTATTCGTAAGGTAAAAACAGTTCTGGTTGACTTTCTTTTACTTTTTGCGCAAAAAACATTAAACTAAGTAAGTTATTTGCTGGTATCAAAATAGATTGGTCATCTGTGTAACCATAATCTAAAGGGTTAATTTGTGTGTTCTCCATGATTAAAAAGGAAGTTTTTGTTCTTTTGGTTCTGCAAATGCTTGAGCAGGAGTTGCTGTTGGTACTGCGTTTTTAGGCGCTTCTGCTTTTGGTGTAGTGGTATTATTACCCTCTTTCCAAGCTAATCTTTCAACACTTTCAATTAATGCACCATATAAGAATTCTAATTTAGCCTCTTTTGATGTTGCTGATACTTTTTTCTTACCTGCGAAATCTTTAAACTCTAATCTCGGAATATCTCCTTTTGGATTATTTTCTGTCTGATAAGATAATGCTGGTTCGATTTTATTTTCTCCTACTTTTACTGTTAAACCTTTATTATCGTATTTAACTTCTTCACCATTAACAGTCTCTCCTTTTTTCATATACCAATTGTTAATTGTATATACTGTTCCCTTTTCCATGTTTGGTAAATACCTTGTAAGTTGTTCAGTATACTCATCAACTTGGTCTCCTTGCCCCATAACTCTAAAAGTTACTACATAAGTTTCTTCTCCATCTTTTAAATGTACTCTTACTTCTTCTGTGTTGTTAAGTTTTTCATTAACCCTCTTGTCTACGTGACTTAAAACTCCCGTAACCCCTTTGTTATAATATTTTCTATAACTTTTTGTGCCAGCAGTGTTTGTATGCTCTACAAATCCTTCTTTAGCTTCTTTTGAGTACTGGAATAAAGTTCCATCGTAATTCACTTGTAAATAGTTTGTCGCCATCCTTTATTTAATTATTTAATTTGTTACTAATTTCTTCTATTGTTTCTTTCACTGTGAAATTTAATCCAGCTTTAGTAAAGATAACTGTTTCTTTTTGTTCGACGCGCACAAGAGATACAATCTCATCTGTAAATATCGCCATTTCTTGTTCTATTTCTGCGTAATCTTCTTCGTTTAATTCGTAATCATCTCCTTCTGCTTCGAGGAATTTTACTTTTGCCTCTGCTTCTTTTGTTAAGGATTCTCCAATTCCTGTAAGTGTAATTAGTTTTCTGTTCAAAATGTTTTTATTTAAATTTTACTTCTGCAAATATACGAAAAATTTTTGACATGTGCAAGTTTTTTATTATTTATTTTTCTTCCATTAATAACTCCAATTCAGCGAGTGCATTCCAGGCAACATGATAACAATGTGGTAACATACTTTCTAAATCTATCCCTTGTTGCATTCTATGACGTAATCCTGCGTCTGCATAAGCTTTACTTCCACCTTCTACACGTTTGAAATTAAGGTAATCTTTATCTGTTTCTTTATATTTGTTGTGCCCGTATTCAGAACATCTTACAATAGCCTCTAAAGCTTTAGGAAACTGCTTGAATAATAAAGACATTTGAGGTTTTAATTCATTTAGTTTTATCCCTTTTCCTTCAGTTTCTTTTACGCCGTGTTGTGCTTCAACTGCTCCGTCAATTAGTTCTTTCCATTGCGCTATAGCCTTATCTAACTTTGTCATCTTTTCTCCCTCTCCGCGAGAAACGTTTGTAATTGTATCGTCTTTTTCTAGTTTGTCATACTCTTCTTGTGTAATAAGGTTTGGGTTATTAAAATACATAGTATCAAGAAATTCTTGTTTATACCCTTCCGCTAAATTTAATCTATCTTTAACCTCTTTTAATTTTTCTTCTTGCTCTATAGCTTCATCTAAGTATATCATTTTTTCTCCTGCTTTATGTCTTGTGCTTAATCCTATTGCTTCTTTAACTGCTTCGTTTACTTGTTTTTCGCCGCGAAAAGGATTAGAAACAGACAAATTATTCGAACTGTAAAACTCTTCTTCACTAACTTCTTTATTATTAAGATAATACTTTTGCATATATAATCAAATTTTCACTGTTAACTTCTATCTCCACTTGCACGTTTTTAATCGCCTTTTCAAAAGCATCAAAACTGTCATATTCTTTACCGTCTAAAAAATACCTAAAATTTCCTTGTGTTTTCATATCATTTTAAATTTAGATGTTCAACCAAGACTTGAACTTGGAATAACTGCACCAAAAACAGTTGTGTTACCATTACACCATTGAACAATTTAGAGTAGCTACTTTAAAGCTTTTTCACTACTCTTTTTTACACTATGTTATTTTATTATTTTAATCCAAATAAGGCATTATCATCGCCAGGAAGGAAGATAGGTTTTAAAGTTTAACCTCTATAACTGCTGTATTACAATCAATCTCTGTTTATTTTACGTTGAACAGAATCCTCTACAGCGGAGTACAAAACAACGGCTTGAGAAAGTGGGTGAATTTGAATCACCAACGCCGTTTTTAACTCGGACTCTCCGTAAGGATAGCATCTACCAATGTTGTAGTCTTACTCTACACTCTTTCGCCACACTTTCTACCACGTTTACGGTCCGCCGACAAAAAATTAAAAACGCATCCATCAAGATTGGGATAAAGCAACCTAAACCATAGGTATTAAATGAGGAATCGAACTCTCTACTTTTATCATACTCGAACAAACATTAACACCTCTTGATAGTGTTGTAACTGTACTAGAAAAGTCCCATTACTTGTTTGTCTTTCTCTGTGTTTTTAATTCTTCTGCAAATATACGAAATTATTTTTAATTGTGCAAATTTATTTTATTCTTTTTCTAAAAAATTTATAATGTCAGTTAAAATAGGATTTCTGTGGTTTGATTTTAATGTGATATAACCTACTAATCCTGTTCCTTCTAACCTCATAGTGTCATAAATACAACTATTTTTTCCAATTTGTTTATCAATCTGTTCTTTTGAACCACAGAAAATCATCTTACTTCCTTTTGATAAACGGGTTAAAATCGTTCTAAAATCTGCGTAAGTCATATCTTCATACTCGTCTACAATAACTACGGAGTCTATAAAACTACATCCTTTTGCAACTTCTATTGGCATAATTTTTACAAGACCATCTTTTAGCATCTTATCTGTCATTTCTTTACCTTGGCAAACTTCCATATTTTGAGTAATCGGAAAAGTATATGGGCTCATTTTTTCCTCAAGCGTTCCTGGAAGTGCTGATAATGAGGTCTTTAACATTGGTCGAGTAATCCAAATATTATTAAACTGTTTCTTTCTAAATGATGTTAGTGCTGTATGAACCGCCGCCAAAGATTTCCCACTCCCAAAATCGCCGTGTAAAAATAGAACATCGTATTCATAAAAAAGCTTTACAAATTCTTTCTGTTCGTCATTTAAATCTACTTTTAATTTTGGTTCTGTTTTAAGAACTCTTTTCTCTTTGTTTTCTTTTGCTTTTTGCTGTGTCATATTAAATTATTTTGAATATAGTGGTAATAAGTGTCTAAATTTTTTATGGATTACATTATATAATTTCATAGAGCTACTCCTTAATTCATTTAAGGTGGTATACTTTTTAATCTCTTCTGTAATTTTTTCTTCTGTCCAAATTATTCTATCTGTTGTTAAATGCTCTGTTAACTCTGGATATAATTTTTTTGCAATATTATAAGCAGATGGATTTTTCTCTATAACTTCTTTAACTGTTTTATACTTTAACATTTCTTCTTTTAAAGTATCTTTGTCCCACTTTACCTTTATATAAGGTAAGTCTTTATTATATTTTCTATACCTTCTGTATAATAAAGGAAAATTTTTGTATATATCCTCTAATGAACACTCATTTATTATATCTTGTTCCTCTTTTGTAAATAAAGGTTTCTTTTCTTTTTTAAATAAAGGCTTATCTAAATCTTCCTCATATACCCAACCAATAGTGTTTGAATTTATTCTAAGTAACTGTGCTCTTATACAACCTATGCTTTTACCTAATAATATAGATAATTCTCTAACTGAATTTATTTTTTCTTTAGAATAATAATTAAAAACAGGTTTTAATTGTGTACTAATTCTTTTTTGTATAGTTTCTAAGGATTGTTTTTTACCTCTATTAGGGTTTCTATCACTTAGCATAAAATCTCTTATTTTATTTTTTTCCTCATCTGATAATGTTCTTCCAAAAGAAGGGTGGTCGCTACCCTTTTTACCTTTCCAATATTTTGCATTATTCAAGCTCATTCGTTTTTTACTTTCTTCAGATGCTTTTTTACCTTTTTGAGCGTTACTTACATTAATTTTGTGATTATCTAGTTCTTCTTGTGTCTTACCTTGTCTCCAATCTTTTCCAAACATTGGGTGTTTCTCTCCCTTAGATGATTCGCTTAATTTTTTTCTAGTTTCTTCTGATATTTTAGCAGGGTGTTCTTTACAAGCAGTAAGTATGCAATTCAAACCGTTACTGCCTAATACATCATAAAAATCTTGCCAATAACGTTCTCGACAATATAAATCAGAGACTTCACATTCTTCTATAATTTCAAAAATATGATTTTCTACTCCGTATTTTTGAAAAGAGTTATATAACCTTACTTGAGTCTTTACTTTGTCTGATTTTTTATATGAATTTAATCTGCTCTTTATATTTTTACTTTTACCTATATAAATTTTATTGGAGGGAGATGTTATTTTATAAATCCCAGATTTTTCTTTATATGCCATTAGAACCTTTTGTTAGTTGATGTTGCCAAACTTTTAACGATATCCATCTATTTAAACAACTACTATCTTCTAAACCATTGTTACAAATAATTAGTCTAGCTTCTTCTAAACTAAGTTCAGCCTTAGAAAAACAAAACTTAATAATACTTTTTTTTATTATAGCTCCATTTTTGACTAATTGTTTAACTTCTTTTGACGAAGACTCATAATTTCGCCAGTTAGATTCCTTTGTTACAGCTTTTTTCCCGCGCCCACGAGTAGAAGTAAGATTCTTTTTTCCATAATAGTAAAAAGGAGTTCCTATTATCTCTATAAGGTATGTGAAGCCTATAGCCAGAGGAGGTACAGTAAAATCTTTTTTACCTTGATATGTCCATTCTATTTTTTCTGTTGTTTTTTTAACTGCCATCAAACATTTTATTTAGTTCTTCTTTTGTTTCATATTTATAATCTTTGTTTTTCCACCTTTCAAATGCGCAATTTTCTAACCAGCAATCACATATTAAACATTCTCCGTTGTGGTCTGGTTTACATGGAGTTTCCATATCTTTTTTATTTATTTTTCGCGCCAAAAAAAGTTTAAAACGGAAATATCTAAAACAGAAATTATCCTCACTCTCAACACAATGGTTAAGACACATTTTTAAAAACCAAATTTTTAGCTTGTTCATTTTTTAAGTTATAATTCTGGCAAAAATGTTTAGTTTCTGCCAGATGTTAATTAGAATTTTTCTTTACATAAATTTATAATTTCTAAACAAAGTTCTGGATTATCTTTTAACGTTATTTTAGCTTTATCTTTTCCTTGTCCGATATTAGTTCCATCGTAACTGAAGAAAGCCCCAGACTGTTTAACAACACCTAAATCAACTGCATTATTTAAAATATCTAATTCAATGTCAAAGCCTAATCTATTATCATAAGGAAGATTAAATTTTGCACCTCTATTTCCAGATAGTTTATCTTTATTAACAGTTACGTTTACTTCTTGACCGATAGTTTTTCCAGTTTTTGTATCCTTGACATTACTTCTTGTAAGGTATAATTTTTGACTTGCAAAATCATGTATAGCTCTTCCACCTGGTTCTTTAAATGGTTCAAAAACATTTCCAATATTTTCATAAAGGTGATTAGTTATAATCAACGCTGCTTTTGATTTATAGATTTTACCCATTGAACGTCTAAAGAATTTTTTATAAGCTCTTGCTTGTAAACCCATTTGCTGTTCTTCCATAGTTGCTTGGTATTCTCCTTTTGGAGCCAATGAATCAAAACCGTCAAATATTACAATATCAGCCACCTCACATAAATCTTCTACCATCTCTGCACCCTCTTCTAAATAAGTTGGCTGTAGAACGTGAATTCTTTCTTTTTCAATACCAAAATATTTATCAATCCACAAATAAGATGAATCTGACCAGTTAAATTCATTATCACAAAAACCAATTATACTGTCTTTATTAGCTCCAGCTAGTGCTAAAGCCATACTCGTTTTACCACAGCTCGCAAAAGCTGAATAAGTTGTTATTTTTCCTTTTGCTGGTGCTCCACCTAAATATCTATCAAAGGATAAGAACGGATTAACTAATCTTTCTACAGAAGTATCAATATCTTCTAAACTTTTAGGAGCTTCAAATATCTGTTCTGTCTTCTTGTACTTTGCGTACATTTTATCAATTGCTGATAATTCTCCTTCTTCTGATGTTACTTTTTTTGCCATTTTTTATTTAATTATTTATCTTTGATTATGTTCAATCTACTACTAATAGAATTAAGGATTTGTTGAACTGACATTAATACTATTTCTGCTCTTTTTTTCTTTCTTAATGATTCTTTACAATTATCAACTTCTTCATTACATTCAATTCTAGCCCTATTTGCAGCCTCTGCAATTGTCATTGATTTTCCGTCATCATCTTTTTGTGTTCTCCAAAACTGCTCTCTTTCTGCCATTTTGCTTTTTCTTATGTGCTCATTTCTTTCGTAGTCAGATATATACTCTGAAAAACTATCTGAAAGGAAAAATAAATTTAAGCTAATTTTTTCTCTAAGAGTTTGTAATTTTTCTGAATCATAACTTTCTCTATTTTCAGAATAATCTTCAATAAGATGATTTAATATTGCCCATGAATCTTTACTCATTTCTAAACTTTTTTATTATTTCTATGTAATCTTCTTTGTAAAATATTTTCATTTGTTTTGACCGTTCTGTTAATTTGTCAAACTCTTCTTGCCCGTATTTTTCAATTAAAAACTCTTGATATTCTTTGTGATGTTTTGACTTATAGCCTTCTACTTGAACTTGCGCGTCAAAAGTATTAGAAACAGAAGAAATTAAATGACAGTTAACTAAATCATATCTTGTGCTCATGATGCCCCTATCATAGTAATGACAGACATGTATTTTATCGTAATGATAACTTTGCTTTTTTAGTGGACACCAAATTCTTTCTCCAAATCCAGCATTCGATTCTATTTTTAATAAATACTGCCTTAACCAATAGTCTGCAACTTTTTTTAAATCAGAATTAGATAAACTTTCTAAATCTTCTGTATTATAATCTAGTTTTTTATAGTTGTACTTCAAATCCTAAATATTTAATTTCTGCTTGCTTTCTAGCTTCAATAGCATCTTCTAATTTTTCAAACATACCTAGCTCATAACTTATACCTTTTACAGATATTCTTGCTCTATATTTATTTAAATTTTTATAGAAAATAACACCTCTATTTTTTACATTGTTTTTATTTAGATTTTGAGTATGAATATCAGCCCATCTACAATTTTCTGGAGAATAATCGCCATTAAAATCTATTCTATCTAAAGTATACCCATCTGGTCTTTCTCCCATATCTTCAATAAAATTAAAAAACCCATCTACACCTAACCACCTATCACAAATCTTTATACCTTTACCACCATATCTTTGGTAATCTTTATCTGTTTCTTGTAGACATCTCTTTTTTATACCGCAGTAGGTATTGTATAAAGGGTGTGTAGTTTGACCGTCTCTTCTTTTTTGTACGGTATTTACATCACCGTTGTCCATAAGCCTTCTGTAATGTAATTCACATAAACCTCTTATATATGGTTTAGGTCTTTCGCAATTTTCAACAGAACAACATTGCGGTCTTATTTTATCTGCCTCAACAATATCTCTATTTTCTTTTACAAATTTTTTATAGTGTGTATTACAAAAACCTCTTGGGTAAAATCTTTTACCATTTCTATGAAGCTTACCTTGGTTTTTACAACCCTCTACTTTACAACAATCGTAACTCATTTTATTCACTTAAAAAATAAGCACAGAACTGATACTGTTTATAGTAATGGTCTAAATACAGCACTTTACCTTCTAAATCAACAAGATAAGTTCTTAATTTTTTCAATTTTCTCGTTCTTTTTATAATGCCGTTTAAATGTAAAAATCTAAACTGTTCTGGTGACATGTATTCGTAGTTTGGATTTTCTCTAATTTCTTTTACCGCCGAAATTTGCTCTTCTGTGTAACCATACCTTTCAAGCATTTCTTTATAATCTTCCCAATCAATTCTTTTATATTCTTCCATGTTTTTTTTAATTTTTTATTATTGCAAATATACGAAATTTTTTTGAATTATGCAAGTTTTTTATAGATTAATTTCACTTGTCTTTCTAACTCTTTGTCTTTAAAATCGAAATCGGAATTAGCTAACCATTTTAAGTAGTGCCGTTTTCTATAATAAAGTTCTTTTACTTTTTTACCTTTGTTTGCGCCGAAAGTTATTACAGCATCTCCTGGATTATGTTCTCCAAATACATATTCAACTTTTGGTTTACCGCCTTTTCTCAAAAAATCTTTTGTGAATACCTTTTCGCTGTCCATTGGTACATCGTTTATTAATATGTCTTTTTTGAATAACCCCCAGCCGTACCCTTCTATGTATTCGTAATTTAAATCTCTTACGTCTCCATGTGTTCTAACATTTCCCGCAAAATCTATAATTCTGCCAAACTTTTTATCTTTATGTATCCTTGTTATTCGCCCAGTCTTTTGCATGTGCAACCTTATTGAGTTAGTTGGCGTGCAATCTACTAAATTTTTAAGACTTGGTTTATCAAAACCGACTGTTAATGCTAAAGGAGTTATAGCAACTCTGTATTTGTCTTCTTTAAAGCCGTCAACAAATTCCTTTCTTTGTTTTTTAGTTATTTTAGAATGTATTGCAACAGAGTTAGGTATCAGTTTTTGTAGTTCTTCTGCTTCTTCTATGCTCGGCACAAAAACTAAAGCATCTTCTCCTTCTGGTAGACGGCTTAAAAATTGTGCAACTTTTTCTTTTAAATTACAAGCTTCATAAAACGATTTTTTAGATTCTTCTGTAAAATCGCTACCGCTACTATTCGTTACGAGTATTGGTTGCTTAGAATGGTCAAAAACATCAAAATATTGAATGTCTGACCAATAATTCTTACTAACCAATTCACTAATTTGTGTTACAAAACAAATATCTGTAAAAAACGCTCCTTTTACGTTGTGCATCATTCTTGTAACAGCTCCGTCCATTGTTTGTTCTAAATAGAAAGCACTTGCTGTTAAGCCAAGGCAAGATTTTATTTTTAACTTTTTTAACAGCTTCACCATTTCTGAATCTGGCTTACTTGCAAAGTCGCACTCGTCGACTATTACATATTTTATGTTTAAATCTTTAAAGTCTTTATAGGTCAAAGATTTTGGAGTGGCATAAATTAAATTTTCTTCTGTTTCTTTTTTTCCCGCAGAAGCAGAAAAAGTGGAGTATTTAGCCCCAATTGCTTCTAACTTTTCAATACCTTGATTAAGTAAATCAATGTTTGGCTGTAATACTAAAACCTTACCATCTGTTAGCTCTTTACTTATGTGTGCAATTATAATCGCTTTTCCAGCAGCGGTGGGCAGAATTGCAACTTCTTTTCTACCAAGCTCGTCTCTTAAAACAGATAAACATGTTTTGACACATTCTTCTTGGTAATCTCTTAATTTATAAATCATTACTAGTATGCTATAAAATCATCTCCGACAACTCCAAAAAACTCTTGTTTACCATCTTCAAATTTAGTTAAATCTTTGAATATATTTAAAAGCGTGTCAGATTCCGTATCTTCCGTAGCGTAGTTATATTCAATTATTATATTATTCATTTCTCTATTGCTTAATAAATGAACATTTTTTGTATCATATTCGCCTGCATAATCCATAATACCATTTTTAATATTCATATTAACAAGTTCTACAATTGCGTGAACTTTAGAATAGGCAATAACAAAATAATTACTATTATCTAATACCTCTACTCTATACATTTTTTGGTCAAACTGATGCATACCTTTCATATTTATTTATATTTCGTTTTTTAATATATCGGACAAAGTTTTAAAAATAAAAACTAAACCTTCTCTCTCTATTGAACCTTTTATTTTAAAAGACGTTTCAATGTTTTCAATTGAGTCTGACTTTATATACACTTCTGTTATTGTTGAATTACCTTCGTATTCCCCAAGCCTTACTCCAAAAACTATTTCTTCTGGTGAATTTATAAATCTTTCTATAGTTTTTAACTTTTCCATTTTTAATATTTTAGACTGCAAATATACAAAAAATAATTATACTTTGCAAGTTTTATTCAACATTTCTATTTCTTTTTTATAATCTTTATAATATTTTTCAATTGTTTTTTTTGAAATATTATGATTTTTATAAATACTTTGCTGTGTTATTTTTCCTAATTTAACAAAATCCCAACAATCTAAAATATTTTGTATTTTCTCTCGTGACGCTTTTTCTTTCGATTCGGAAGACACTTCTCTACAAACTGCTAATTTTTCGTTTTTACTTAATCCGCAGTATTTACCAAATAAAGCTTTTCTTTTTATAACTCCAGTAGGTCTTAAAGTACCTTCTTTTTTGTATTTTAAAATAGAACTAATAATCCTTTGTAATTGTGGCTCATCAACAGGGTTTGTAAAATTATTAAAGTTTACTGCTGTCATAATAGCGTGCAATCTATCTTCGTATATATTTGGATTCAACCAAACTAAATTTGTACAATATGCTAATAATATATTATTTCTATTTTTTGATACTTTTTTGTAAAGTAGTTTTGCTTGTATAAAATCAAAGCCTTCTATGTTCTTTATAACAGACTCTTCATTTTCTAAATAGTCTGCTCGATTATCAAATCTTACATTGTTTCCATTTTCCCCCCACTGTGTGCTATATGCTTTCTTTTTTTTATTTATTTCACAAAGGGGGGAAAGATTAATACTTTTAAATATTTTAGATTTAGTATTAAGGTAAAGATTCTCATCATAAGAGAGTACATTGAATTGTGTAGTTTTTTTAGCTCCTAAATCAACATAATTAGATATTTCTAATTTAGAACATACGTACGCATAGGTTTCATTAAAATTATCCTCTGTTAATCCGTCTACACGAATAACAATAGAATAACCTTTACCACCAAATGATTTATAGTATGCAAAAATATCTGATTTATTTACATTTTCTATTTTAAAATCTGGTGCATCAATATCAACATACAGTAACCCAGTAGGTGCAACTATGTTTGACTTATTTTTATAACCGTTAAAATTAAAGTTGTAAACAACACAAGGAAGTTGTTCTGTTTTTGTTGTATCATAATCTAATTCTCCGTTTCTAGCTTTTAATATTAAATCTGAATACTCTCCTTCTTTAATACAGTTAAACCAGTCATAAACAGAAATTTGTTTTATAACGTTACAATTCTTTGTGCAATAAAAGTAATCTAATATGTAATTATCTTTTTCCATTTTTATAAAATGCGAAAAGCCCTAAAAACAAAAAACAGTAATGGTGCGAAGATATACTGTTCTGTTAATAGAGCTTTTCAGTTCTTTATATTTTAATCTCTACATGTATCTTCGCCAACATATAAAGTGTTTATTCCAATAAAATTTTGTTTGTTTGCGGCACAAAACAATAAAACCGAATTTTAAAATGCAAATATACGAAAAATATTCGACAAAAACAAATTTAAATTAAACTAAATCTTCTGGAAGTTCACCAGACGGATTATATTTAAAGAAACTGTATAAAAATACGTCAAATAGTTTAACACAACTACTTATACTAATTGGGTTATACAAATCATTCTTATACATCTCATACATTTTGAAGATAACAGAAATATAGAAATCATAGTTTTCTTCAATATGCGCGCGATTAGTAATTACTTTAGAAATATTCTCTAAAACAACTTCTTTAAACTCTTCGTAGCCTAACTTTTCACGGTCTTTTGCTACATTATCTTCTAATTCAAACATGCCACAAAGATAGAAAAATAAGATGAGTTATACAAATTAATGACAACGATTGTAATAATATGTTAAAAAAATGTTAAAGTTCTTGCATATTACAAAAATTATTTGTATATTTGCACAAGAATTAAAAACCATAAAATTGATAGCTCTTTTATTTTACCAATATTTATTGCGAACTTTAAGGCGGCATCAAGATACAAAATCTTACGCTAAGTTTGGTTATAGGTACCATTTCATTCGTTTTGATTGTGTGACTATTATGATTTATAAGGAAAGAAAAACGGCACACATAGTTGTAACTTTTTGTGATGATATAGCTCAAAAAGTAGTTAAGATAAAAACATTCAGAAGTAATTATTACTTAAAAGTATTAAAGTTAATTTTAAAAGAAGTAGAAAATGTTAGAAGTAACGCTAAAAAATAAAGAAGTTCTGGTCAAGAAAAAACCGCAAGAAAAAACAGAAGATATGTTTTCAAAGCATATTTCAAATGATATGGATTCTTTAGAAGAATATATTGTTGTTCAAGTGGGAACAGACTGCGTAAAATACAAAGACTCTTTAAACAAAACGATTTTATGCAGAAAAGATATGATTAGAGAAGTCAAGCATGAGAGTTTTAAAGGTTATCAAATTATACTTAATGAAGATTTAATTTTTGCAGAGTGCCACAACAGTTAGTAAGATGCAGTGATAATGCAGTAGAGAGAGTTAGGCAGTTGGTACATATTTTATGTATAACTACCTTTCAAGATGTAACTCCGAGAGAACTAGATGTTTTATGTGAGTTTGTTTTATTTGATTACGGCAAAGAAGCTAAAAACAGTTTTATGTTAAACCATAACACTACAGAGGCAAACTTTAATCAAATAGTTAAAAGATTGACGGACAAAGGAATATTAATCCCAAAACCTTATAAAAACGGGAAACTAATGCATCCAGACTTCAAAAAATTAAAAGAGTTATATATTGATGATAGTAATGATTTTTTAATTGTGCAAGTGAATAATGGAACAGACGTGGAATAAAAGGCTTACACACGATGATGACGTAATAAAAGCTTACATAGAAAAGCAAGGTGATAAAGTACCACCAGAAGTTTTAAAAGATATTTTAAGAGTTTTAAAGAAGTATATAAAAACCAAACTTCAACAAAAACAAGATTTATCAATTCTTGATATAGATTGTTTAGGAACTTTTAAAAAGAGGTATACTATAGCTGACATTGAAGACCCAGAAAAAATAGAAAAAGGAAAAGTTGCATTAGAAAAAATATTATATCATGGCTTTAAAGATTATAAATTGCGCCATATCATACACTTTGTAGAAAACACTTATGTCCATACTGAAGAGTCTATTCGAGACAGAGAGAACAGAAGATTGGCGTGGAGAAGGGATAGAGATATGAAAAAACACAACTTTAACATAAAAAAAGTAAATTTTGAAAAAGATTTTAACGATAGTAAAAAGCCGCTTTAAAAAAAATAAAGAGGAAGCTTGGGTAGAAGATAGAAGAAAGATTTGTAAAGGTTGTGAATACAATTCAAAAAACGTAGAAAAAATAGGATTAACCAAAAAACTAACTATTAAACTTTCAGACTTTTATTCTTTTATAACAGGTAAAAAGAAAGAAGATAATTTAGGTTCGTGCTTGGCATGTGAAGCCTGTAGTATCTACTTCAAAACCAACGAGTTAGAAGAAACGTGTAAGATGGATTACTGGGCAGAACAAAATTAAAAAACAAATGGAATTAAGTAAACTAACAGAAAACAATTTTAATCTTTACAAAGAAGGCGAAGATTATATTTTAGCTTTAGGGGCTATAACAAGAAAAACAGAAAGAGAAACACAAATTTTAGTTTCTGATGTAGATGCAAAAACATTTGAAATAAAAGCTACTTGTGGATGTACCGCCGCTACAAGTTCAAAACAAACTGATAATGCAGTAATTATAACAGTAAGATATAAAGACTGTGACAGAAGTTTCGCAAAAACAGTTACTTTAACAGATAAAAACCAAAACAAAAAATTAAAAATCAAAGGAACATGTCAGTAATCAATTTCACAGGAGCGTTTTATACAAAATTATTTAGTTTGTTTAAAGCACAAGACGGATTAACAATTGGAGAGAAACTTGCGTTACTAGAAGTCGCCACAAAAAAAGGATTTAGAAAAGCAACAGACAAAGAAATGTATGAAGCTTTAGATTTATTATTAACAGAAGACTTAACAGACGAACCTTTAACAGATGAAGAGTTTCAAGAGTGGGTTGACAAACATTAAGAAATGAAAAATTTAGAGACATACGTAGAAAAAATATTCCGAGAATATATGGAATATAAAAACTATCTTTTAGAAGAATCTAAAAATATAGAAGAAGTACAGCAAAAAATAGTAGATGAATCTGAAGGTTTAGACAATAAAGATTTACACAGATTGTATTTTGATAAAGTAGCATGGGTTATGATTGCACAATCTGATTTAGCTGAATTAAAAGCAAGACTGTATTTTACTATGGAGGCATATAAAGATTTTATTGAGCCGCCAACAGAAATAAAAGAAGCAATAGAGACAGAACTCGAAGGAGTAGGTTTAGACCAAGTTTTCGCCATAAAAAATGGAGAAAGGACTGTAATAAACAAAACCAAATATGACCTCATAGAGAAGACATATTTTGAAAGAATATCAAATTAATTTTAGGGGGCAATTACTGTCCCCTTTTCAAGTTTATAAATGAGAACAGCACATAATAAATTAACACAAGAAAAAGTAATTGAACAGTTTAAAGATGTTCATGGAGACGCTTTTGATTATAGTAAAGTGGAGTATGTTGATACCAATACTAAGGTAAAGATAAGATGTAAAAAGCACGATTACACATTTCAACAAATTCCAAAAAATCATAAAAAAGGAACAACCTGTCCACTTTGTGAAAGAGAAAAAATGTCAAAATTAAACTCTAAAGGTAAAGAAAAATTTGTAGAAGAAGCTTTAGAAAAATACGGAGATTTAGATGATTATTCAAAAGTAGAGTATAAAAATACAAAAACAGAAGTTACTTTTACATGTAAAAAACATAACTTGGAGTATGAAAAACAACCTGACCACTATCTTAGAGGATATCGTTGTCCAGAGTGTTCTAGAGAAAGTAGAAGAAGTAGGTTAAATGATAAAGAATTATTTATTCAATCTGCTATAAACAAACATGGTGATGAGCATGATTATACAAACACAGATATATATCCTTCTGTAAAAGATGTAGAAATTAGATGTAAAAAACACGACCATACTTTTAAAATAAATATTAGTAGTTATCTAAGCGGTCAAAAATGTCCAAAGTGTTCTCGTGAAAATTATACAGCACTTAGAATGAAAACAACAGAAGAATTCATAAAAGAGGCTGTACAAGTATGGGGAGATAACAATGACTATACAGTTACTGATTATAAAGGTGCCTTGAATTATATCAATGTAAGATGTAAAAAACATGATTATATATATCCTGTCCTACCTAAAAATCACACAAATGGTAAAGGTTGTCCAAAATGCAAACACGGATATAACGGAAAAGGTCATCACCATACTAAAAAAGAATATGTTGAATTAGCTAATGGGCGGGTAACTTCTTTATATTTAATAAAATGTTTTGATGAATACGAAGAGTTTTACAAAATAGGTAAAACATTCAGAGGTTTAAAAAAGAGGTACACTAGTGTGAATATGCCTTATGATTATGAGGAAATATTTTTATACAACTCAGATGCAGAAACTATATGGGATTTAGAGGAGGAGCTACATAAAAAATATGTTAGATATAATTACAGAGTAAATAAAATATTTGACGGATATTCCGAATGTTACACTCTTAAATTACCAATACAAGAAGTAATAGATTTACAATGTCAGAAAGAGTAGATAAGTTTATAAGACAACATAAAGAGTATTTTAAAAGAAACTCTACCGTAATTGAATCTAACAGATGGACAGACGAGCCAGATTTAGGTAAAAGAGTAAAGCTATTTAAGCAAGAGAACGAATTAACAACTTCTATTGTTGGGAGGTTATCTGCATTTATAAAAATAGCAGATGCTGATAGAAAATTACCAAAGACTCAAAAATTCATAGATACTACGGTTAAAATAATAAACATACATTTAGCAAAATGTGATGGGTATTTAGATTACAAGCTAGATGAGTTAATAGAATCAACAGACGACACAGAAGAAGAAATTGATTTAAAGACACAAGAAATAGCATTTCAAGATAAGGTTTTTAATGATAAGATATCTATACAAGATAAAATGGACGCACTTAGTCTAAAAAGTGAACCTGATGATTTAAAGTTTAATTTTTATAGCGGTCAAATTGCATCATTACCGATGACTGAGGTTTTAACTGTTGTAAACAACGACATAAAAGAAGCAACGGACTCGCTTAACTTATCTACGGAAGTAGGTGATAAAACATTTTATAAGGAGTTATTAAAAGAAGGCAAAGTTCCACAATGGAATGAAAAAAAGCATTTTTGGGAGCAAGATAAAGAAGAAGTACTACCTTTTTGGCAAAACGAGTGGCTTAAAATCAAAAACGGATTTGAATTAGATGGCTATTTTATACACCCTTGGTTATACTTCCATATCAACTTTTTTAAAACACCTATACCACAAGATGATGGTTCCGAACCTATAATCAACCCAGACTTTAGAGATAACGAGTGGTTATTTGTAGAAGAGATAAAAAGAGCTGAGAAAGCAGGTAACAGAGGTGTTATACTTTATGGAAGCCGAAGACTTGGAAAATCTACTTTGATGTCTTCATACTGTTATTGGAAAGCGTTAACAAAACCAAACTCATCTGCAACTATTACATCTGGTTCCGAGGGAGATTTAATTGACCTGACACATAAAATAAAAACTGCTATGAAGTATATACCTAAAGCTTTTTATTTATACATTCAAAGTCAGGAGTGGTTAGGAGGTTCTGTAGAATTAGGTTTAAAAACAACGGCAAGTAACCTTGTAGAGTATTCGAGATTTGTTATTAAAAACTTAGCAGGAGGAACAACAAAAGCTACACAGAAGACAGCTGGAGGGGCTCCGTCGGTCTACCTTATCGAAGAAATAGGAAAATTCGATTGGAAAAAGTCATACTTAGCCGCTAAACCTTCGTTTGAAACAAAGGATAGATGGAAATGTGTACCTATAGCTGTTGGTACAGGTGGGGAGGCAAGTTTATCTGGAGACGCTATGTCTGCATTAGCTAATCCCACATCTTTAAACTTTTTAGAAATGGATTGGGATAGTTTTGAATCTAAAATACCAGTTGAATCTATAAGTTGGAAACGTAGAAAATTTGCAACGTTTGTCCCAGCACAAATGTCATATAAAACAGGACTCAGAAGTATTAAAAAACCATTTGGTGAGTTTTTAGGGATAAAGTCAAAAGAACTAGATAAAGTAATTATACACCAAGCAGATTGGGAACATAACTTAAAAGTACTACTAGAAGATAGAAGATTGGTAAAAGATGATAACCTTTTATTACAACAAGAGACTGTACAATACCCAATTGACCCAGAAGAAGTTTTTTTAAGTTCCGAAGTATCTCCTTTTTCAAATGTATACGAAGAGGCAAGAAAACACAGAGAGTACTTATTGGAAACTGGTGGCTGGGATGCTAGATATGAATTAAGTAGAAACTCAAACGGTGTTGTAGAAGCAACATTATCTACAAAAAAATTAGTAGAGTTTCCATTTAGAGGTGAAAATCAAGACGCACCGTTTCTATTGTTTGAATTACCAGGACAAAAATCACCAAAATACCTTTATGTAGCAAGTGGCGACTTTTACAAACAAGAAAAAACAACAACAACAGATTCGGTTTGTACTATAGGTATTTATAAGTATCCTATGTTTGGTGACCCAAATGGTAAAAAATTAGTAGCCACTTATGCGGGAAGACCTAAAACATATAAAGAACTTAATGACAAAGTGCTTTTACTTTTAGAATACTATAATGCAGCATTTTTTCCAGAGAATGAAGATATAGGTGTGTTTCAAACATATTTAGAATCTTTAAGATTAGAAGACACTTATTTAGAGAAACACATAGATTTTAACAGCTCTCTAACTTATTCTGAAAATGATGCTAGAAAATACGGCTGGACACCTAGACAATCTAAAAAGAAACTTATAGGAATGTATGCTAATTACCTAGATGAAAACATAAAAATAATAGATGACTACGGTAAAGAAGCAATAGTAAAAAGAGTACAAACAATAAATGATATATGGTTGCTTTCTGAAATTATGAACTATACGGAAAGTGGAAACTTCGATAGAGTGTCTGGACATATAGGTTGTATAGGATTTTTACATTACCTTGAAAAAAACTACATATACCCAAAAGGATTATCTAAAAAAAGAGAGGAAACACAAATAGACCTACCAAAACAAGCTAAGAAAGTAGAATTCTTTAGAAAAACGCCGCAAAGAAGCTTTTACAAGAAAAGGTAAAATAACAACGGCTTTTAACTTTTTTGAAATTAATAATTAAAGCACTATATTTGCAAATTATAAAATGGAAAAGAATTGGACGATTTAAATATATTCAGTAACATCGGTGTAAACACAAGAAACAGGACTGTACCTGTGCAAACCCTACCAGACTCTAAAAAGAATGATGAGTGGGTTAAAGCTACTTTGGATACATTTTATTGGGAAGCCACGCAACAAATTAAAAGAAACTCTGTATTTTCGGAAATAAGAAAAATGACAGAGGGTGAGTACACGTACAAAGCAGTTACTGTAGAGGAAACACTTACCGATTCTAAAATGAAGAGTGACTTTGCAAATCTTAATAAAGACTTTTACACACCTACTCACATTAAGCATTTTGATTTCATAGGAATTATAGCCAACGCTATTAAAGGTATGTTTTCTGAACTTGACGATTTGTATAGAGTGCAATCTAACGATGAGTATTTTACAAATGAATATATTCGTTTAAGAACTGAAAAATTACATCAATACGCTCAAAAAGTATTTAAAGCGGAAATCGATAAAATGCTTATTGCAAAAGGCTTAAACCCAAACAAGCAAGATTTCCAATCTGAAGAAGAAAAGCAACAATATTTACAGCAATTAGATGCGGAAGTAAAAAAATACACGCCCGAAGAAATTGAAAAAGAATTGTCTACAAACTTTAAAGTTGTAGCAACTGAATGGGCTAATAATGTATTAATTTCTGACAGAGATAAATTCAGTTTAGACAAAGAAGATAAAAAAGCACTTACAGATTATATTCTAACTGGTAGATGGTTTAGACATTATAAAGTAGGATATGATTATTATGATGTTGAATATTGGAGACCAGAGGAAACATTCTTCTCGCAAGATGTAGATAGTGAATATCCGCAAGATTCTGATTTTATAGGAAGATTGACAGAGATGTCGTCAAATAAAATCTTACAAAAATATGGTCACTTAATGACCACTAAACAACAAGAAAGAATTGGAGATTATTGGAACCAGAAAGACGATTACAAAAAAGGAAATGGTTTAGTTGGGTCGGCATTATCTCCATCACCATTTGCAGAAGCACATATACTTCCATTTGAGAATTATTATGACCACCAAATAAACTTACAAATGGAAACTGCTTTGGGAGCACCTTTAGCACAATCTATGGATAAGAATACAGGAGAGGTAACAAGACATTGGATGCCAAGAAGTGATTACAGCATTCTATCTCCAGGTAAAAACTTTACAAGAAACTTAAGAACAGATATAGACGTAAGAACAGATACTATTGAAGTATTAGATGTTTATTGGCGCTCTATGAAAAGAATAGGTATTGTTATTTTTAAAAACGATACTGGAGTAACACAAATCGAAATAGTTCAAGACAAACTTTTAAGAGAATTTATAGAGCAACACGAAATATCTATAAAAAGAAATTTAAGCCTACAAGAGCTACAAGATGCTTTAAGAAACGACAGAATTGAAGAATATTCAAATACTTTAACATATCACTATATTCCAGAAATATGGCACGCCGTAGTATTAAAAGGTAGTAATGCCTCAATACTAACGGAAGATATGATTTTAGACGCTAAACCTTTAGACTATCAAATTAAAGGAGACAGCAACTTATTTCAAGTTAGAATACCAGTTGGAGGATTAATTTCAAAAGGAATCGTACCTAAACTATTACCTTACCAACAATTACATAACGTTTGTTTAAACCAAGTTACAGAGTTATTAGGAGACGAGTTAGGTGTATTCTACACGTTTGATGTAAATGCATTACCTGCCGAATATAAAGATGAAACTACTCAAGAAGCTTTGTATGCTATGGCAGATACAATTAAGCTTACTAAATTAGCGCCAGTAGATTTATCAAGAACAAACACTCAAGGAAGCTCTGTTTATCCAAATGTATTTCAAAGAAATGAAGTTGTGTTTGTACAACAAGTACAATACAGAAGAGAAATGGCGGCTTATTACAAACAAGAAGCTTTTCAACAAGTTGGAATTACACCTCAAATGTTAGGGGCGCCAACAAACTACGAAACAGCAGAAGGAGTAAAACAACAAGCAAGTGCAACTTACGGATTAATTTCAAATATTATTGACGAGTTTAATACTTCAAAAGCAAAAGCAAATGAATTACACATAGCTATAGCACAATACTGCGAAGTTAATGGTAAGACAACTACAAGAGTAATTCAAAAATCAGATGCTTCAAATCACTTTATAGATATTTTAGCAGAAGACCCAGATTACTTCCCTTTAAGAAGATTAAACATTTTACCAGCGTCAAATTCAAAAGACAGAAGCGTAGTAAAAGGAATTCAACAAATATTAATGTCAGACAATACAATACAGAAAGATATTGGAGATGTTATAGACATTCTTACAAACCCTTATATTTCAGAATTAAAACAAATTGGTAGAGATATTAGAAAAAGAAGTCAAATGCAAGCACAAGAACAAAGAGCGTTTGAAGATTCTCAATTAACTAAACAATTAGAAGACGGACAAGCTAAATTAGCCGCAGATAGACAACACGAAATTGCTATTGTAGACAGAAAAGGAGAATGGAGTTATAAAGAAGCTTACATTAATGCTCTAGGAAAAGATAGTATGTCAACTAAAACAGATGACACCGCCGAGATAGAAAAAGCGTATAAAGCAGAAACAGATTCTTACAAAATGTCTCAAGACTATGAAATAAAGAACAGAGAATTAAATAGAAAAGAGACCGCAGATATGGACTCAAAAGAAATAGCATTAAAACAAATAAACCAGAAAAATGAGGAGCTAAGGCTTCGTCAAGAGCAAATGAATACACAAAAGTACGTCGCTCAAATCAACAAAAATTAGATTTTTTGTAACATCTTAAATTTTTTGTAATAATTTACAGAGGATTTCAAAGATTTTGAAAATTGAAAAAATAATATAACCTTTGCAGAACAAAAACCATGGAAAACCAAACACAAGAAAGAACACAGACAGTTGATGTAGATATCAAAGCTTTAGTAGAACAAGCAAAATCTAAATCGCCACAAGAGAAAGTAGAAGAAAAATCAGCAGACGACGTACTAAAGAAATTAGGTATGAAACCTGCGGAAGTAGAAACTACAAAAACAGAAGCTGATGAACCTGTAGATGATGCAGAAGCTTTAAAAGCACAACAAGAGGCTTTAAAGAAGCAGGAAAAAGCAGAAGCTAAAAAAGAGTTAGAATTAAAAAAAGTAATAGGTAACGAGTGGAAAAGTAGATTAAACACACTTATCGAAGACGGACTTATCGAAGATGTTGCAATAACATTAGACCCAGGAACAGAAAACGAAAAAAGTGTTTACTTATCAGAACTTGAAAATTTAGATGCCGCCACTTATAAAAGTATTGTAAACAACTACAAGGAAGCTAAAGATAAAGAGCTTAAAGAGAAGTATATTTCGGTAGAAGGCTTAGATGACACAACTAAAAAATTAGTTAATCTAAAAAAAGAAGGTGGAGACATCTCTACTCTTATTAAAGAAGAAGTTCAAGTTATTGACACTTTACAAAGAATCCAAAAATCTTTAGATGACGAAAACGAACAAGCAAGAGTTGTTTATCACGATTTACTTTCTAAAGGAGTTACTAAAAGAGTAGCCGAAGTACAAATACAAGAACTAGCAGAAAACTTTCAATTAGAAAGCACAGCTAGAGACATTATAAAGAAAGAAATTGACGCATACGAAGAGTCAGTAGAGCAAAAGCAAAAAGAGCAGTTAAAACAGCTTGAAATAGCTAAAGAAGAACACAAAGCTTTCACTAAAGAAGTGTCTGCTAAATATAAAGAGTGGGGCGTAGAAGAAAACCTAAGAAGATTACTTGTACAAAACACAACGGTGAGAGACCAAAATGGGCTAACAAATACAGACAAATTATATTTCGATAGTATTAAGGACCCAGAAAAGCACGCAAAAGTTGCATTCTTGTTAAACAATTTAGAAAAATTTGAAGAGCACATTGCGGGAAAAAGAGTTGTAGAGGATAAGAAAAGAACAGTTAGCTCTTTATTTACATTATCTACAACCAACATTAAACAAGCAGATAAAACATCAGACGATAAAACAGATAAGTTAATAGCAAAACTTAAAATGTAACAATTAAACACTAAAACAATAATTAAAAAATGAGTTTCTTTTCAAATCAAAACTTACAAATGAATGGTGCATCCGTTATAGGATTCGACGCTATTAAGAAAGATGAAGCGAGTTTATTGGTTGCCCAACAAGGTTTCCAAGATGCATCGACTTTATCTAGTTTCATAGAGCTAGACCCTATGAAGAACATGCTTTTAATGGAAAGCGCATGGGACAAAAAAGTAGTTAAGAGAGTTTCTTTCGCAGATTCAATCTATAGAGACGCTGTTTCAAGCAACGCTGTATTAGAAGTAAACGGACAAGATGGAGGTTTCCGCTACAAAATGGCTATCGAAACAGACAACTGCATGAAAACAGTAGAAGATTCTTCTTCTCAAGCAGCAGATGGATATGTAGGAGCTGACGGAACATCTTTCAGAATCGTTTTAAACAAACAACTTTCTCCATTTACACCAATCTCTTGTGATATGGCATTTGGTGATGTTCTTATCGTTGATGACCAAGAAGTAACATTCTTAGGATACGGATTTGAGCACTGGGTTAAATTAGTAGGTTCTGAAGAAGACCGTTCTAAAGTTTATCCAGCATCTTTATTACAAAATGATGTAATGTACAAAGAAGTTGCAAGTTCATACATTGCTGAATACTCTGAAAAATTAGCTAAAGTTCACTTACCAAGCGGAACTTCTTACCTAGAATGTGAATTCAAATTAGGAAGTGGTCAAGGGGTTGAAACTTGGTTTACAGGTAAAGCAGACAGTGTTAAACTATTACCAGGTTATACAACAGCAGATACAGAAAATTATTTGAAAGAAATTCAAATGATGGGTATGGACGCAGATGCAGAAGTTATTGCTTCAGTTGCACAAGTAGGAAACAGAACTATTACAACTATTGCTAACTTATTAGAAATGTTGGCTATCAAACACTTCAACGAAAAATTCAATACTTCGTTAATGTTTATGGTTGGAGCAAAAATCGCTACATCAAAAGGTTCTTTAGAATTCAATGAAGGATTATGGAGACAAATGAGACGTGGTAGAATTGTAACTTACAACAAAAAAGGTGGAGCTGAATTATCAGATTTACAAACTGTAAGAAACTACGTTCACAAATATAATAATTCAAGAGTAGAAGATACATATTTACGTATGAAAGCTGGTTCTGAATTATATGACAATTTAGAAAGAATTATCCAACAACACGCTTTCCAACAAGTTACTAACTTAGCACCATTATTAGGTCAAGATAGAGTTGTTGAGCAACGTTTTGTAACAGGACAATTAGATGCTTTATCAGTAGGATTAGTTAGATTCAAAGATGCTTACTTACCAGGAATTGGTAAATTCGAGGCAATCAGAGATACTACTTTAGACTATGTAAGTGGAGCAGATGTTCGTAGAAGAGGTAACAACCCAGGTGGAAAAGACCATACTACTTACTCTGGTATTATTTGGGACGTAACAGACCAAATGTATTCTAACAACGCAACATTACCAGAAGGTACTACAGCAGTTGGTGGAGAAACTACAGCACGTCAAAACGTTTATTTAGTACGTCCAGAAAGAAATGCAGTTGTTTGGGGTAGAGAGAATGGTAGATATAATTCTCAAAAAGCTTCAGATATCATTGCATCTTCTAAAACAATGCATGAATCATTCTTCATGTACGGATTTGGAGCTATGTGGTTAACAGACCCTTCTAAATTTGTAATGTTAGAATTAAAAGAGCGTTACGGTTCAATCGTAAAGTAATATAAAAAGAAGACACCTCCTCTTTAATTAGGGGAGGGTGTTTTTAAAGAAATAAAAACCAAAACCAAAAAAAGAGAAAAATGGCAGTAGCTAAAAAACCAGAAAAACTTATCATTGGTAACACTACCATAGAGATAGGAAAAAAATACTTGATTGATAATAAATTTGACGCATCAGCGCCAGACGGGATGAAAGCAATCAAAGCAACAAAATTCCCAATGAGAGAAAATGACACATTAGGTTGTGTCTATTATGATGAAATTTCTAATCAGTACGATACAGGTTTGTACGATTATAGTAGATGCTTAAACAGATTACTTCCAGAGCAAGCTAGAGAAAGAGTAGCCATTTATAAAAAGCATATTAAAACGCCCTTTGAAAATTTAAGAAATGTAGATTTAGAGCCAAAAGCAAATAACGATTTTTGGAAAAACTATAGATACACTATCTTTGCAAACAAAGAGTTTGATACTAATAACGTCAGCGATTTATTTGATTTGTTCAATGCCTTAATGCAAGGTGATATTTGTAACGAAGACGAAAGAGACCCGATGTACAGACAAAATGCTATGTTTACTATTACTAATCCAGCAGAGGTTAAAGATAGAAGTAAAAACAACAGCAAGAAAAGAATGCAGACTATGATTATTTTCAATGAAATGGTCGACGCAAACAGAGAAAAAGTAGATAACATTTTAAGTTATATCAATAGAGGTAACTCTAGTAAAATTGAAGACGAAGAATTGAAATTAATTTACTTTGACGTTATCAAGCATGAAAAAACTGGAATCGATTTTGTTGACAGATTTACAGAAGCTTGTGAAAAATACGAAACGCCTAATGGAGAATTAGAAATGGAATACTTCTCAATGGTTCAATTACTTTTAACTAAAAACTTAATTAAGAAAGTAGGAAGTAAGTATACAACAATTAACGACAACGTATTCCTAGGAAACAGTCCACAAGATATTGCAAAATTCTGTATTAACAAAGAAAGTGAACAACACAAAATAATTTCAGAACTTGTAGACAAGTTAAATTAATAACAGATGACAATAGAACAAGCAAAAGAGAGATACCTAATAAAGTCGGAAAAGAACGGAACTAATGATGGTATAACTGTAGATAATTTAAGATTTTGCTTGATATTTAATGAAAGTCAGAACAAGTTTGTGACACTTCATTTACAAAATAGAGGTATAGATGATGTAAGGTATATTCAAAAATTTTTAGTCTTAGACAAAAAAATACCTTACACATCGAAAACTCAAGACAAGTACAACTTTAAATTACCGAGTGATTACTTTGATTTAGCAGATGTTCGAGCAAAAGCTAAAAAAGAAAATTGCGAAGACACAATGTATTTATTTGAAATACAAACAGAAAACCTTTCTGAAATACTACAAGACGAGTTTAATAAACCGTCATTTGAATGGAGAGAAGCGCCTTACACAGTAAACTCTGACATGTTATCAATCTACACAGATAACTTCTCCATACAAACAATACTCTTAAATTATTATCGTTACCCAAATCAAATTAGATTAATTGATGAAGAAAACCCAGAATCTGGTTTTGACGAATCTTTACCAATAGAATGGGACGACAAATCTCTAAATGATATTATATCTCTTATGGTAGCAAATTTAGATATGAACGAAAATAATCCAAGATTTCAAACAAACATAATAAGAACACAAAAATAATAAATTAACAATCAAAATTAAATTTAAACTATGCCACATTCAACAATTAACAAACCTTTAGTAGTATATAAAGGGGCAGTAAAAACAGACGGAGGAGCAGCAAACTTAGCAAAAGGGCAATTAGCTTTTGTATTAGATAAAGCAACAGCTGGCGAAGGAGCCAAAGTTGTATCTAACTTCGCAACATTAAAAGGAAGTGATAGAATCGCTATCCGTGTAGGTAGAAATCAATTACCTGCAAACTTACGTGATAAACACGCACCTTACTACCAAACTGACTATTTCAGATTAGATAGTATTGTTAACATTAAAGCAAACGCTCCAAAAGTAAACAAATTAAAAGTAGATGAATTTTTAATTGGTTATGACGGACTTGATGCAGACAAAGCATTATTTATTCCAGAAGGAAAATCTGCAAAATTTGAATTCGTTTTATACGGATTTCCAGTAGAAGCAGAATTTGGAGAAGAAATGCACTATGTAGAAGTTAGAGCTTCAAGAAAAGAAGGTCAAACTATGCAAGAAGTTATTCAAAATGTAGTTAAAGAATTAAACGATTATACTGTACCACGTTCTCGTAAGAAATTATCTGAGTATGTAGACGTAAAAGTTGTAGATAGCTCTAACGACCCTTTAACAGGAACAGCTTGGATTACATCTACAATCGAAGTTTCTGACGAAGGTACTTCTAATGATTTAGCAGAAGTTCAAGCACAATACAACGGATATAAAGTAGTTAGAACAGAAAGAGAAGGAACAACTTCTACTTATTCTATCTTACACTTAGTTGCAGATGCTTTGGACCCTTACGTACAACAAGTTAACACAACTTATGTAAAAGACTGTGAAGAGTGTAAAGAAGGATTTACAGAAATTGAAGCAGAAGGTTTAGACACAGTTTGTAACAAAAAAGTAGAAACTGAATTCGAGTGGGTTGATGGAGCAACTTGTAACGCTAAAACAAGAACTTACAAATTACAATTAAAAGATAACGATTGTGGAGAAACTCGTTTAGCAGAATTACAAGCTTACTACCCAGAATTAACAATTACAGAAACTGCAACAGTTGGTGGATGTCAAAGAGTTTATTCAACTACTGTAGTAACAAACATTGTTTGTGATGAGTGTGACGATATCTTCTTACAACCTTTCTATGCAGAAGCTCCAGCAGAATTCAACGGAACTTACTGGAAAGCAGACCCAATCGTTTATTCTGATGATGCTATGATGGGAATTGTAGTAAAAGGAAAACCTTATTTAATCAATCCACAAGATTATGCTAAAGACCAAATTCCTTTCGTAGAAACTTCAACTAAAATTCGTTCAGCTTCATTTGGAGTTAGAGAAATGGATTACTTGAACTTTACACCAGCTTATGACGTTGATACAGAATTTGCAAACGTACTTCAAATTTCTCAATCAGAAGATGTAAATAATCTATCTCACAAAATGTTTGGATACGAAGAAATGTCAAGAGTTCACTATTTAGGAGAAGCAAGACATAAAGATAACTTGTTCGCAAGAACTAATTTAGGAGAAGAAAGTTTATTAGACTATAACAAACGTTTAATTACTTACCATATCTCTTACCAAGATACAAGATTATCTCAAGCAGCAGGTGGAAGAAGTAATATCACTCACGAAGTACCTTTAATCGTAGAAGAAGGATACCACGTTGCAATCGAAACTTTAATCAATGCTTTAGCAACTAAAGTAGGATTAGATAACGTAAACCCAACAGCAGAGTAAATTATAAATCTTAAATACGGGGGAGTTAATTCTCCCCCTTTTTTTAGCTATGAAAGAATTAATTAACAGATTATTCTCAAAAACACCAAAATTCTTTAGAGTTATCAGAAATATAGCATTATCTTTGATAGCTTTAGCTTTTTTTGTGAAAGGTATTTCATCTAATGGATTTGAAGTACCTAAATTATTAAAAATGATTGTTGATTTTTACACTATAAACGAAGCGCTTTTAGTTGTATTATTAACTCAGCTTACAAAAATTTGGAAAGATGAAGAAGGAAATGTAGTGAATGATAAACCAGCTACTTCTAATAAAACAATCAATCCAGACACAAAACCAAACCCAAAAACCAAATTTTAACAAGTTGAAAAATTTACTGATTATAATTTCTTTTATAATTTGGGTAGGTAGTTCACATATATGTGACTATTTTTACCCAACAAACTCCGAATACGATATAAATGGGTATTGGGAACTGAAGAAAATACTATATTCGGTAATAATATTTTTATTGCTTGTCTTTATTGACAAACTAAAAAACTTCATTTCTATTATATTCGTAGCCTACGTCGTAGAAGATATCACCGATAGACTTTTCGGCACAACAAAATTTGAATGGAATGATTTGTTAGTTTTAATAACAACCCTAATCATAATAACTATTAAAACATATAAATATGCTAACAGCAATAAAGATACTATTTTTTACAACAATAACTATTTTAGGAATAAAAGAAATGAATAAAGATTTTTTACTAGATTTGGCGGAAAGCCCTTTCAGATACCTTGCAGGATTGACAACAGGATTATTTACATTTTTTAACATACCTGTAACTATTATAGATAACATTTGGGTGGAGAATTTTATTAAAATGGGATTTGGTATAGTAACAGCGTCAATTTCTACAATTGTAATTTTTGCCACAAAAAGATTATTAAGTAAATTCGACAAAAAATCCAAAGATGAAGACCAAGGAGATAATAACTAAATATGGAAAACCTAGCACTACAGGCGAAGGTTATTTAGTTACAATACAATTACCATATCCTATGCGAATAGCTTGGGATACAGACACTACAGTTAGTAAAATGAGGTGTCACAAATTAGTAGCAGATAGATTTTTAGCAGTTTTTAATGAACTCATGAGAGTTTACGGTTACGAAAAAATTAAAGAATTAGGTATAGACTTATTTGGCGGATGTTTCAATTTCAGAAAAATGCGACAAGCAAATGAGTGGAGCACACACTCTTGGGCTATTGCAATAGATTTAGACCCAGCAAGAAACGGAATGAACACAGTAAAAGCAAAAGCACAATTTGGAAAACCAGAATACAAACCTATGTTAGACATATTTAAAAAACACGGTTTTGAATGGGGAGGAGATTTATGGGGAAAAGATTGTATGCATTTTCAAACAAAATACTAAAAATAAAAATTTATGCAAACAGTAATACAAGATTATTTTAACGGACTTTGTTGTACAGAAATACCACCAGTAACCTACAACTTTGACGTGGATAGTTCAGATTGGGCAGGAGCAGGGATTACGAATAAAGCAACTTTTGAAAGTGTTTTAGGTGTTACAACAGACCAATTCTTATTAGCTGGTAATAATATTCAAGCTAATATTTTAACTGGTGGTTATTACTTAATTTTAAATAATAGAAATATAACAAATGTAAACTATATAACATATAATGGAATTTATCATTTAGGTATAACTAATAATCCAATGATTACATTTAATCCTACTTTACCATTACATAATAACTTATCTCACTTACATTTAAACGGTAACCAAATAGTTACATTTAACCCTAGTATTCCATTACCTAATAGTTTAGCCACTTTAAATCTAGAAGGGAACCAAATGACAACAGTAGGTTACACAGCTTCAGAACCTTGGGCAAATACTTTACATACCGCACCAAGCGGAGGTGAAGTAATTTTTAATTTAAACACCAACTCCGTATCAGGAACAAATTTAGAAACAATCCTAGCCTTAAAAGGTTGGACAGTAAACGTATAAAAAATGGCAGAAGTAGGACAAATACACATTGATTTTTATGTTTTAGAGACAGGTAGTCCTATGACAATATCTATTTATGATAATAGCGATTGGATATATGCCGAAAACTTACCATCATATTTGGTTATAAAAGTGCCTGGCTCAAAAAAAGATAAAAACTTCACATTTAAAAAGAATGCAATAAACACCTTAAATTCTCACAATTTAGGGTTATCTTGCTTAAAAGGAGATTGTACAGAAGAAGAGTATGTAGAATTACCAGATGGAATATACACAATAACTTTAAAATCGGGTTATGAAGGTATAGAAGAAACGAAATACTATTTAAAAACAGATAAGTTTGAATTAGATTTCGCCAAAAAAATTAAAGAGAAAGGTTTAGAATACAATGATAAACTTTTTATAGATGAAATGTTAAAAATGCAATGGTTAGTAACAGTAGCTAAAAACTATACAAAGTTAGGTGATTGGCAAAGTGCTGACAAATTTTTTACAGAGGCACAAAATAAATTAAATAAAAAGTGCAATGGGTCAAATTAGCATCGCAAAAAACACAGTAAATCAAAAAGATTACATTGATAAATTAATGAGTTTAGCTGAAGATTGGTATCTATTTGAAAAATTCAGAATAGGGCAAGAATTAGATTTAGACAAATTAAAACACACAATGTTAATAACAAATATAATTTGCAAATAATATGGATTCATTATTACAAGAGTACCTAAATAATCCAACGTGTACAGAATCTGCTTGTGCGCAAGGACCACAAGGAGAACAAGGTATACAAGGACTGGCTGGTTTTGAATGGGATACAACAAGAATAGGTGCAAAACAATACGTTATAGGCGATATTGTAAACTATTCTGGAGGTTACTATATTTGTATTGCTAACAACGATGCCATAGTTCCTACATCTTCTTTAGGGGTGTATTGGAATGCATATTCGTTTGTAGGTCCTCAAGGAATACAAGGATTAACAGGAGCACAAGGACCTACGGGACCTCAAGGTGTAGCAGGACCAGTTGGACCAGCAGGATTAGAGTGGAATAGTTCTTGGGTATCTGGAGCATCTTATGTAGAAAACGATGCTGTAGGATATAACGGCGCGTCTTACTTTTGTATTCAAGCAACTAGCGGAACAATTGCTCCAAACCTAGACACAGCTAATTGGGCTTTACTTGCCTCTCAAGGGTCTCAAGGACCTACGGGACCACAAGGTATACAAGGACCTCAAGGAGCATCTAGCGTACCAGTTTTAGAAGAAAAAACAGCAACAGGAACAGTTGTACCAACAAGCTCAAAGTACACAGAAGTAGTAACAACGAGTTCTATAACTAGAACATTACCAACACCAACTGTAGCTTTAAAAGGATATATAGTAAATATAAAAAACGGAAGCTCTGGAATAGTTTCTATTTCTGGACATATTGATAATGTGGCAGGATTTTTATTAACACAATCCTCTTTAACAAACTATCAGTTTCAATGTAGTGGTACAACTTGGTGGATTATTTAACAACAAATAAAAAAATAAAATGAGTTATAATCTTATAGAATCTCAAATTGATTCAATATTAAAACCAAAAGGAGCAACATCTCCTTGGGGTCCCAACGATGCACCAATATTAATTGTTTTAGGACAATCTAATAGTTACGGTCACGCTACAACATTACCTGCTGGAGAACAAATAACTACAGCCTATGCTAATGTACTTACATTAGATAGAACAGCTAGCTCTAACGCACTTTATAATGCAAATGTCGGAGCAAGTTCAATAGCTTGGACAGGGTTGACATCATTCGGTAGACATAATATTGCTACCACTAACAACACATTAGGAGCTCAAGACCACACATGTAATGCCGCTAATCAATTAGCTAGACTTTGGCAAGCACATATTACTGCTGGTAACGCTATGGGACTTCCTAATTTATACACTATTCTTATGGGATGGGGTTCTCAAGGAATTGATACTTCATTGTCAGGCAGTGGTGTAGACAGATGGTCGCCTGAAAGAGATGCAACAAACGTAGAATCTTTGTACCCTAGAGCTGTAAAAACTTTGTACTATGCAATACAAAATCTTAGAAACGCGGGTAAAAACCCTAGAATCATAGCTGTACATTGGAACCAATGGGAATCAGAAGCTGGATTTACAGATGCTGCATCATTTAACTCTTTAAAAAACTTCCAAAAAATAGTAGCAGGTGTTAACGATGCTTTAGGTTCTAATGAAGTTCCTTGGAGATTTTTCTACCCTTTATCTACAATATATCCAGCAGCAAGAACTGCTAGAGTAAGAGTTGCTATAGACTCTTTAATTAAGAGTGACCCTATTCGTTTTTCTTTATTAGATACAAGAACTGCACCTCACTACACAGGAACTTCTCCTGCATTTGGAGTATTTGGAGGAGATAATGTACATTACAATATCGCCACTCAAAAATGGTTTGGGCAAAAAGAGTGGGACAGAATTTTAGAAGGTTGGAAAGGAGTAGCTTTACCAGAAACTAAAGGTAAACTACCTGCTTTATTAGCAAGTAATGTTTCAGTGGTTAATGATTTAACTACAGGTGGAACAACAACTGCTTTATCTGCGGAACAAGGAAAAATATTAAACACTTTAATCCCTAAAACTACAGAGTGGGAAGCTTATAAGTTCAATACAGGAATTGTAGCTAATACAACTACAAACCAGTTAGCAGCAACCACTTTAAAAACTACATCTGGATATGTTTATCAAATAGAAACTGTCGTAGATGCAACAACGGGTAAGAAAGTATTTTTACCAAAAGCTATATCAGGAACGGGAAGTAGTGGAGGACAAGTATTATTAGTATCTGATGCTACACCTACAGATGGTAAATTTGGCTATTATGAATGGGACCAAGTAGGAAACCCTTCTGTATCTATCTGCTTAGCAGTTAAACCTAGAACTGTTGCAAACACTTACAACACTTTAGGGTATGGATACTTTGCATTATGGATTGATGCCTTATATACAGGAAAACCTGTTTTTAGTTCTATAGGTATTACAGCGGCAGGGACCACACACGATACGGGAACTCCTTTTGCAATGGTTTGGGATTTAGCAAACATGGGCGCAGGAAATACAGGTATTAGAGTTATGCCTTTTACAGGAACACCTACAGCTGGAGTATATTCAGGAACACCTACTATTACAGCAACTCCTTTAACTAACCAAGCTAAACCTTTAATTACAGGATGGTCAATGACTACTTTGGTTAAATGGAGAGCAGGATTACTTGCAGCTAATAATGGAACACTAACCGTAGAATGGTACGACACTGCAACATCTACTTGGAAAGTAGCTATTCAACAAAGAAACATGAATGCAATCAGAACTGTAGGAAATAATTTTGATGCAGGTCAATTAGCATTATTATACGGGATGTCATCAATAGCAAACAATAGCGTTGCAAATATGAATTTAGCTTTATCGGGAGCTAGGATGACAAACATAACTTTTAAAAGCGACGACTAATAAATAAAACAAGTTAACACATATATTAATTTAACACGTACAAAAAATGAGTACAATAGAAAACTTGGCACACAAAGTAACAATAGACAAATTAGGAGAAGGGGTATTTCTCCACAAAAAACACAAGGATAAAGACGACGGATTTATTTTCACAAAAGGATTTGGTGTAGTAAATGAAGAATATATCTGGTTCTACACACCAGACGGAAAAGTACAAGGAAAACACAGAATTGTAGACACCTATGTAGACGGAGTTGTTTACCCAGACAAAGATGCATTATCTTTAAAATTAAAAGAGATAGGGCATATTATTTATGACGCAACAGCCGCTGCACCAGCAGATTATACAGATGTTTTAAATAGTATTTTAGAAGCAGTTGATGGATTAGAGTTAAACACAGAAAATATTAACTTAAATGCAGAGCAAATAAATTTAAACACAGACGAAGTTGAAGAACTTTTAACTGATATTAAAGACTTATTAACGGCTGATACAATAGGGGTTGATTGCGATACACCTTCATTTACTAAAGACTGTGACAGAGCAGAATTATTAGATAAATTAAATGAAGTAGCAACACTTATTACAGAAAACGCTTCTGAAAATACAACAGATTTATCTACAATATTAAACGCTATAAAATTAGTTGCAGATTCTATACAAACAAACACTGCAACTTCTAACACAAACGAAGCGTTAATAATCACAGAATTAGAAACAGCTAATACAAACCTAGAGGAAGTAAAAGCATCAATAGAGTTTGCTCAAGATGTGTTTCAAGTAGAAGATTGTGAAGGAAATCCAATAGGAGCCGAACAAAATATTTTAAAAGTAGTACAGCTGTCAAAACAGTCTGTTAATATCTGTAATATTCAAGAATTAGCAGATGCTATAAACAATGGAGCTTTAGATTACACTACATTATTAACTTCTATAGATACTAAATTAAACGAGTTAGAAGTAATCACGGCGGAATTAGAAACTGCTAATACAACCCTAACATCCATTGAGGGAGATACAACAGCAATTTCAACAAATACAGCTGACATTTTAACTCAAGTTACTACTTCTAATACAAAGTTAGAAGATATTAAAACTAAGTTAGATACTCAAATAACTTTACTTGGAGAATTAAAGACAGAATTAGTTGATGTCAATGTAAGTTTAGATACAGCTAATGCAACTTTAAATACAATTAGTGGTGATGTAGCTTTAATAAAAGCCGACATTGCAGATATTAAAGTAGATATCGCCGCAATAAAAACTTCTGTACAAGCTATTGAGGCAGACACTGAAGAGATTAAAGTAGCAGTACAATCAATTGATACAAAATTAACAACTGTAAACGACCACTTAACTACTATTGAAGGTAAGTTAGATACAATTAACACAACATTACAAACAGAATTTGACCAAACTCAAGAGAAGTTAGACGATGTAATTACAGCTTTAGAATTTGCTCAAGATACATTCCAAATAAAAGATTGCGACGGCGTTGATGTAGGAACTCCAGAGAACGTATTAAAAGTAGTTCAACTATCAAAACAAACGGCAGATATCTGTAATACAGATGATATTACAACTCCTATTGTAGATAAGTTAGATGAGATTTTACTTGCAATTAACTCTACAGAGGCTCCAGATTATACAGCTTTATTAACATCTATTGACACAAAATTAGATGAGTTAGCTGTAATAACAACAGAATTAGAAACTGCCAACACAACTTTAACAGGAATTAAAGTAGATACGGCGGGAATAAAAACTGATACAGCAGGAATACTAACTCAAGTAACAACTGCAAATACTAATTTAGTAAACATAAAAACTGAATTAGAAGCACAGACAACAAAGCTTGAAGATATTAAAACTTTAATTACAACTACAAACACAGAATTAGTAGCTGTAAACGCAGAGTTAGATACAATTAGTGGTAATATCCTTACAATAAAAAATGATATTGCAACTATTAAAGCTGACATTGCTGATATTAAAACTGGTGTTCAAAGTATTGACATAAAGCTAAACACGGTAATTGATATTTTAGAAAATATTGATACTGTTTTAGGACTAATACAAGACAGTTTATTAAACATTACAGATATCTTACAAGATATTAAAGACGAGTTAGACTATGAATTAGTTTACACGGCGGCAACAAAAGTAAATAACAGTATTGCTAATTTCTATTCAAGAGAAAAAATAGTTTGGGATTCTGAAACAAATGCAGAAATTTCAAGAGTAACAGAATTTTCAACAGATGGTGTAGCTTGGACAGTTACAGCACCAACAGGAACTTTATTAATTGGATGGCTTGTAGAAGACACATCAACAGCATTACTTGACAAATTAGATGATGTAATCGCTGCAATTAATGATACGTCTGCCGCAGAACAAGTAATCTTAACTTCAATTGACACTAAATTAGAGGATTTAGCAGATATTAAAACAGAACTTGTAACTGCAAACACAACTTTGTCTGGAATTAAAACAGATACAACGGACATTAATACCAACTTATTAGACGTTATTTCTAATTTAGATACACAAATAACTCTTTTAACAGATATTAAGGCTGAGGCGGTAGCTGGTAACGTTAAACTAGAAGATATTAAGGCGTTGTTAATTACAATTGACACAAATATTGAAGGTATTAGAAACGATTTAGTCGAAGTAAAAACCGACGTTGCCGCAATAAAAGCAAGTACTGCAAGCATTGATACTAAATTAACTTCGGTTGTTAGTAGCTTAACTGCTATTGAAGGTAAGCTTGATACGTTACATTCTGATTTAACTACAATAAACTCAACATTACAAACAGAGTTTGACCAAACGCAAACTAAATTAGACGAAGTTGTAACTGCTTTAGAATACGCTCAAGACACTTTCCAATTACAAGACTGTGAAGGTAATGATATCGGTGTACCAGAAAATGTAATTAAAGTAATACAAATAGCAAAACAAGAAGCTAAAGTTTGTAATACAGCAGAAATCTCTGACCCGATTGTTGCCGCAATAGAAGCTCAAGCAGGAGTAGGTAAAAAACAAGATTTATTAACTTGGGTTGCAGCGGCTACAAATGTACTTTCAATACCACAAGGTAAGTTCAACACCATATCTTTACTTGCTTCAAAAGGAGAATTTAAAATTGAAAATAATTTTAATGATTTTTCAAGCGATTTTAGTTTTTCTGCTGGTACTTTAAATACTTTTATTGAAATCTCAAGTGACGGAGTAGGAACAGCTTCAGGAGCAACAGACTTACCACAAGGAATTGATACAAGAGCAAATTCAAAAGACTTAAACCCTTTAGCCAACAGTTACACTATTACGTGTGTAAGGGCAGGTGTTCTAACCATAGAAGCTTACAGAGAATAGACAAAGATTAGGGGAGTTAAGTCTCCCCTTTTTTAACTAACACACACTTTTAACATTTTGCAAAATTGATATTAAATAAGTATCTTTGCAAAACTAACAACATAGGGATTTTTAATAATAAAAATTATGTTTGAACAAAATTCACGAAGAATAATAACAGATGTATCCGCTTTACCTTTAACAGGAGAGACGAGATACATTTATCGTTTAACAACAGACGGAGCATTTTATGTATGGAATGACGTAACATCTGCATTCGATAAAATAACAAATGACGCTCAAGCAGGTTACACATCAAAAGTACAGCACGAAGTAAAATTAGCAGAAGATATTACTATTGGACAAGCTGTATATGTAAGTGGTGCAGATGGTACAAACATGCTTGTAGCAAAAGCCTCTAACACAACAGAAGCTTTATCAAGTAAAACTTTAGGGTTATTATTAACCAGCGGCGTTACGAACAATAAAAGACAAGTAATAACAGAAGGACTTTTTACAGGATTAAATACAAGTACTGCAACAATAGGGGACCCAGTTTGGTTAGGAACTAATGGAGATTTAATCTACGGTCTTGCTAATAAACCAGTGGCTCCAGCACATTTAGTTTATATTGGAGTTGTAACAAGAGTAAACTCAAGCAATGGAGAAATTTTTGTACATGTCCAAAACGGATACGAATTAGAAGAATTACACAATGTTCTAATTTCTTCTTTAGCAGACGGAGATATTTTAAAATATGACAGCGCTTCTGGACTTTGGAAAAACCTAAAAGAAACAAAAGCAAATTATATAGAAACAAATGTAACAGCTCCAGGGTTTATTCAAAACAAACCTACAATAACAACAGGAGTAGGAATACCAATTGGTTCAGCTACAACAGGTTCTATTTATTTAGAAAATGATATTTTAGGAAATAGTATTGGAAGTTATGTTTACAACGGAACAGCCTGGGTATCTTTGGCATTCAGTCAAGTACAAGCAGATTGGACAGAAGTAGATACAAGTGACCCAAGTTATATAAAGAATAAACCTACATTAGCTAACGTAGCTACTTCTGGGGACTACACTTCTTTATTAAACAAGCCTGTAATACCAGCCGCACAAATACAAAGTGACTATACACAAACGGATAACTTACAATTAGATTTTATTAAAAATAAACCTGATTTAAGTGTTTATGAATTAGTTGCAAATAAAGGAGTGCCAAATGGATATGTACCTTTAAATGGAAGTGGATTAATTGACTCATCATTTTTATCTATAGCAGGTACCGAATATCGAGGTACGTGGAGTGCTGTAACTAATACACCTACTCTTACAGATGGTTCAGGTACTAATGGTTGGTTTTACTATGTTTCTGATGACGCCCAAGTAGATTTAGGAAGTGGACCTATAGATTTTAAAGAAGGGAATATTGTCATATATGACACTGTATCTGGACAATGGAAAAAAGTAGGAGGACAACAATTAATCACAAATGATTTAGATATTTCAGTAACAGACTTTACTTCAACATCTGTTTATTATTATGGTGGAAATTCAGATGCTGGAGATTGGCAAGTGAACAAATGGGTTGTCGCAACAAATATAAAATCAATAGCAAATGTAACAAATAACGCAACATATACATCTTTACCTACAGCGTGGGTTGATAGACTAACTTTAAATTATATATAATTATGGCTTGGAGTTTTGACGTAACAGCAAACATACCACGATTAACACAATCGGGGACAGATACAGGATTAGCAGGTATTGCAACAGCTATTACAGCAGTAGCTAGGGTTGCAAGAAGTACAGCATATACAACAGTAATGTTAAGAAAGCCACCTATTGATAATGGTATGTGGTATAGATGTTCAACTGCTGGAACTTCAGCAGCAACAGAACCAATCTACAATTCAACACTTGGTAGCACTACAACAGATGGAACTTCTGTCTGGACTGCATTTAAAGCACCTGATGTACAAACATTAGGAACAACAAACCATTATTATATGCCTGCTATTAGAGTTCAAATTACAGGAACTTTAACCAACGCAAACCCACAACAACAAAACTTCCACTGTTTAGATTTATTTATTTTTGCAGGTAACTTTATAAGTGGTGCTTGGGCAAGTGATGGAGTTACACCACGTTGGGACGGGGTGCATTTTGCAACAACAAGAACTAATGCAAGTGGAGCAGACCCGAGTGCATTTTTTATTCAAAATAATGGTCAATGTACTTTTATTGGTGGAGAAGTTCAAGTTTCAGGTGGTATAAGTTTTGATAGCGGAACAACTCCAAGAACATATAAAACAAGATGGAGAAACACTAAAGAATTTGGAGCATCTTCGGCTCGTTTTAGAAGTTACACTACAAATGCTATATTTGAAAATGTTGAAATATACGATATAGCTTTTGACTTGTTTAGAATGCCAACAGTTCCACCAAGTATTAAAGCAATAGGCTCGGAATACGTTTATCAATATGTAGGGGCTGCTTTTGGTGGGGCAGACGCAAAGTTCGCAGCTTCTGCTTTAGAAAACCCTGATGGAACTTACGACTTTGACAATTTTGCAAGTGGCTGGGTAGAACTTTATAATTGCGCTAAAGGCGCAAACTTAAACGTAGTCACACAACACCCAAGTTCAACTTTTTGGGTTAAACACTTAGTGCCTTTATATCAAGATTTAAGAATTACAGCAAAAGATACAAGCGGAGCAGTACTTGAAAACGTAAGATTTAATTGTACAGATACACCTACAAACAGCCCAACGGTTACTTTTACAACAGCAGGAAATCTAAAAACTTGGGATTTTAGAAACCCTTTCAGTTACGAAACAACTACAAATGCAAGTGGGATAGCTTTATCAACTCCTGCGTTACAGGCTTGGTATTGGGAAGGTTCATTTAAAAAGAATTTAAGATTTCCTTTAAGTACAGCAACGTATCAAGGTAGAGCATACAACTATAAAACGATGAATGTTTCAGTTGTTTTAGGCTCAAATAGTATTCAAGACGTTAGTGCAGGTATGGTTGCATTAGATACAGCTACAACTATTACAGAAACGGCTGCAAGTGCAATTACAGGAATTACTCTAACTCCAAGTGGAGCAACAGGTGGAACAATTACAATCAGCTCAAACCACGAATACAAAGATGTTTGGGAATACTACAGATGGTGGATTTCACAATTTGCAAATAAAACTTCAAATGATACTTGGACTTGCACAGGGGGAATTTTAAATACTCAAAACTGGAATATTGTAGTTAACAGTGGAGTGACACTTTCAGGCTCATCTAATATTTCAACTATAAAAACATTAGGTACGGTTACAAATAATGGTTCAATTACAAGCACCTATGCGGATTCAACAGGAGTTTATGCAAAGTTATTAGTAAACGGTTTATCAACTAATATGATTGCCAAGTTAATCACTGGCTCAACAGTTCTTTCGAGTCTTGTGTCAACTGGTACAAGTGGTTATTTAGATTACTTTATTCCTACAGGAAGCACATCAATTTCAGCAACACTATACGTTGAGAGAGCTACTGGACAAGCGAATGGATACAACCTTTATACCAACACTTTAGTATTAGGAGATACAGGTGCTACAACTACTGCAATTATGGCTATAGACACTTTCTACGGAAGAAGTGCTGGACAAGCAGATAGAAGTAATGTGTCAGTAACTTGGAACTCTACAACAGGAGCACCAACAATCACTTTAAGTGGTGACGCAGATGTAAAATCAGTATATGACGTAGTTTTAGAAAGCCACGCCACAACAACAAACATAACTTATAATAGACCGACTACAGGAGACGGATTTACGTATCAATTTAACAACGCAATATTTACAGGAACAGGAAAAATGACGGGTAGTAAGCAATTTTTTACTACAGGAGGTGTAAGTATTACTTACGATTTGATTTTAAATTACTTGAATACATTAAACTTCTTGTCTAACTCTTGGATAAAAGTTATTAAATCAAGCGACGATTCAGTTTTATCGCCATTTGCTTTGAATACAACTGGTAAGTTAGAGTTGAACATGGGAACAGGTATTGACTACAAGGTGTTCCTTAAAAAAGACGGCTATAAACCATTGGTAGTAGAAATAAACTCTGGTACAGGACAAGCTTTAACTTTAAATCAAGTGGCTCAAGCTTATTATAATGGAGCAACAAATATATCAACTTTAATTCCATTACTTGACGTAACAAATGTAAGCGGAGTACTAGCAGTGGTCTCAGTAGGAGAAATGACAGCGACATCTTTAGAAGTATGTGCTATTATTGACTACTTACAAAAAGACGAGGATTACGCAGATGTAGCTTTATTTGCCGAAACTGGGGATATTTGGCAGATAGATTCACAATACCAAAACACACCCGACCCAGACTTCGTTAAAATTGAAAGAGACCCAGCTTTAACAAGTTCAGAACTTACAATATGGGACACATATTTTACTTCGAGTTCAACAAGCTACCCAGACACAGCAATCACACCAATTCAAACTTCAACAGGATTGTGGGTAATTGGTAATAGAAGTGCTGTAGGGGAAGTGACAATTAAAAATGAGCAAGCTGTTGCAATTTCTGAAAATGCTTCCGAATACGTTTGGAGTAAAGTTTTAGAGAACAGTAAAACGGCAAACAAGAACGTTTCTCAATCAAACAATTTTGACGCTATTACTTCAATAGAAGTTCAAAAAACTAATTAATACAATAATTTAAAGTATATATAAATGGCATTTGCAAGAACAGCAGCGGTAGCAGGAGCAGGAACATTAACTTGTGCAGGAAATACAACGGTTACAATAGCTGGAAGTAGTTTTGCAACTTTTAATGGTGTACCTGCAACAACTACACAAGCAAGAGTTGGTTCAACTATTACAGTAGGTGGAAATACAAGAACAGTTATATCTATTCAATCAACTTCTTCTTTAACAGTAGACACAGCATTTCCTGCTTTTACTTCACAAGCCTATACGGTTTCAACAGGTATTATTCAAACAGGAACTGATACGTTAACAAATACAACAGCAGCACCAACTGGTTTTATTATAAGAGAAGATAGGGGTTCTTTATTTAGAATTTTTGATGTACAAGGTTTAGATTTATTTACTGAAGGGACTTTAACAGTTCAGTCTTGGGGAGCTCAATTAAGAAATGATGGTAGTTGTGTAAATAGATTTCAAGTAACGGGAAGTGCAACAGGTGGGGAAATTATCTTTAGTGGTAGAAAAGCAACTGCAAATAATGGTTATTTTCCTTATGTAGGTTTTGATTGGTTAGGACAAAATGGTTCTAAAATTATGCAGTTAAGAAGTACAAATGCTTCATTTCCTGCAAAGTTTACAATTATAGATGCTGCTGTAAGATTTGGTGCAGATTGGTTAACTACTGATTCAGGTAATCATTCAAGAATTACTACACAGGGAGAGGAATGTTGGATTTTATGTGCTAGAGGTACAGGTACAGGACAAGCTCGTATTAGACAAGATAATACAACAGCAACGATAGATTTTCAAGCTACTCAAACTTGGGTAGGTTTATGGTTGAATTTTGGTGTGCCTCAATTAAGTTTAAAAGGATATACACCTATTGATACAGACGGACCCGAGATAAACCTTGCAAGTGTACCAACTGCTTCATTAATTACTATTGAAAACTATAATACAACTTATGTAATACCTAATTATTATGCAGGTGTGCAAATAGTTTTATTGGGTTCAGCTTGGACTCGTTTAAAAAATAATTTATTAGGCACAAATATAGCTTGGAGAAGTTCAAGTTCATCAGGTGGTAGACATAACGTAATTGAATTTTCTAAACAGATTACTATTAAAGCTCAAGACACAGCAGGTAATTTGCTATCTGATGGTTATATGTATTATCAACCAACAGGTTCAAATGTAGCAGGAGTTCGTGCAAAAGGAATGACTACCGATATTACTTTTGATTTATCACAACAAAACATTTTAACTGTAGCAGGTGCAGCAACAAGTGAGTTTCCATTTGCTTGGGGTTTTACAACAGCAACAACAAACTTAAATACCTATTCCTATTTTTGTACAGGACAAACAAAAGGAGCAGAAACGCATTCAGTTGGTTCAAGTCGTTACGGATATGATAAGCAATACATTACGGTTGGATTATCAGGAAACAACGATGTAACACCTACTTATGTACATACAAGTTTACCAACTTCAGATAAGGTAATTGCAACAGCAGCCGCTATTAGTGGAATTGCTTTTAATTTTACTACAAAAGTAATGACAATTACAGGTAACTTAACTTACCAACAAATTTATGATGCTTATCAATATGCTTTAAATCAAACTGCAAATTTATTTCAAGCTGATAATTGCTTAACTGCAAACTCAACTTCTGATTATGTAGGTTGGACTATTAATGTAGGGACTGGAGTTACAATTTCAACAGGAACTGGTAATTTTATTACATTAAAGGCAAATACAATTACTTTAACAGGGACTGCATTAATCACAGGTACTTATGTAGATTCAACTGGAACTTATACTAAATTATTAGTACAAGGTTTATCAACAGGAATGGTTGTAAAACTAATTACAGGTTCAACTGTATTATATAGTACAACCTCAACTGGTTCAAGTGTATATGTAGACTACTTTATTCCTACAGGAAGTACAGCAATTTCAGCAACTCTA